AAATTCCGCACAGATAGGTTCAAGCGGAAATTCCGCACAGATAGGTTCAAGCGGAAATTCCGCACAGATAGGTTCAAGCGGAGATTCCGCAAAGATAGGTTCAAGCGGAAATTCCGCACAGATAGGTTCAAGCGGAGATTCCGCAAAGATAGGTTCAAGCGGAGATTCCGCAAAGATAACATCCAAGGGTAAACATTCAGTTGTTATGGCAGCAGGGTATCAGTCGCAGGCAAAAGCTAAAAAAGGTAGCTGGATAACACTTGCTGAATGGGTAAGAACGGATGATGAAGATAAAAAAGGCTTCTGCATTTGGATTCCTAAATGCGTTAAGACCGAATACGTTGACGGAGAGCGTATCAAGGAAGATACATTCTATAAACTGGTAGATGGCGAATTTAAAGAAGTGGAGGAAAACTAATTATGGCAGAAACAACAGCAGTAGTAGAAAAGAAAGAAGAAACAGCAGTACAGCACATTAACAAGGTTACAGATTTTAGCCTTGGAATTTTTGGAACATCCGATAATTTCACAATGGCTTATCAGATGGCAAAGGCATTATCGCAGTCAACATTAGTTCCAAGAGAGTATCAGAAAAGCGAGGCTAATTGTATGATAGCGATTGACCTTGCAATCAGAATGAAAACAAGCCCATTTTTAGTAATGCAGAACCTTGATGTAATACAGGGTAAACCTGGGTGGAACGCAAAAGCACTTATCGGAATGATAAATACTAGCCACAAGTATGACGGCAGTTTACATTTTGAGGAAAAAGCAGATAAAAACGGAAAACCTTTTAGCTGTATGTGCTACGCATTTGAGAATGGAGAAAGAATTGACGGACCAGTAGTTGATATGGATATGGCAGTTGCCGAGGGTTGGGTTGGCAAGAATGGTAGCAAATGGAAAACAATGCCACAGGTAATGCTTGCATATCGTGCCGCCTCATTCTTTTCAAGAAGATACTGCCCGGAAATTTCAATGGGATTATATACTTCTGATGAGATTATTGACGGAGATTTTACAGACAAGAGTTATTCGGCTGAGAATATGCAGGCAGAGGTAACGAGAGAAATATCCGATAATGCCAATTCAGTTGAGTTCAAGGAAGATGTTGATACAACAGCAACAGAAGCAACCGAAGAACAAACAGGCAGCACATTGCCACCATTTATGCAGGCAGAATAGAAAGGAGAATGTAACATGATTAAAAGCGAAAAAGGGAAAGTAATTTTAAAGGGAGACGCAAAAGGAGTGTTGGCTGAATTTGGCTGCATTTATTCGACACTTGTTGAAAGACTAGGAAAGGATGTTGTTAATAGGACTATTGCTCTTACAGATATATTAGAAATAGCCAAAGGAGACAATAAGCATGAGAATAATTAGTCAAAATGGCAATGTTGATTTGCCTTATGAGAAATTTGTGTTTGGAATAACAAAAGATAACAAAATTGCTTGTTGCAGAGAATGCGTAGCACCGCCATATGAAATCTATAATGGAATTATTGCAGAGTATTCAAGCAAAGAAAAGGCTTTAAAGGCTATGGAAATGTTAAGGGAATCATATAGGGAATACATAGCAACTATCACAACTACGCAAGGGGTAGCACAGGCGCTAATGTTTGTAGATAACAACGAAAGTAATCTCAAGTTATCAGCAAATATTGTCAATGGAATAAAGGAAAATATTTATTTCCAGTTCCCGAAAGATGATGAGGTGGAAGTATGATAATTAATAAAAATACCGATTCTGAACACGTTAAATTTTATATCATACACAGGTAAGTATCCTAATCTTTGCAGTGGTATTTTAACGCTTGAAATTGACGGAAGAACAATTAGATTTGGCAATAGGTATATAGATAGTACAGTTGATTATCCTAAGTTTTGGGAAAGCGGCGGTAGTTGTTCATTTGACAATAATTGGAACGGCAATGTTACAGGCGGAGAATGGCAGATAGATTTTAATGAGATACCTGACTGCTTTAAGAAATATGCAGAGGAAATAGACGAAATATTCAACGCTAATGTGCCTTATGGTTGCTGTGGAGGGTGCTTATGAAACTTAAATGTATCGCAACAGGAAGCACAGGAAATTGCTACACCTTAACTTCCAACAGCGGAGAAACACTTATCCTTGACTGTGGAATAAGCATTAAGGAGATTAAAAAAGGCTTGAATTGGAATGTTAAAGATGTTGTGGGTGCGATATGTACCCACAGCCACCAAGACCATAGTAAATCGGTTAAAGACTTAAACAATATGGGTATTCCTGTATGCACACCATATAAGAAGTTACTTATGAGCCAGTTTTTGTCTAACTCATATTTCACAGTCAGAACATTTGACTTAACAACAGTAGATGGCAGATGGACACATACTAACGCAGACGGAACAGAGTGTCCTTGTTACGGATTTCTGATAACACATAAGGAAATGGGTAAATTGCTTTACATAACCGACACAGAGCTGATTAAGTGGCGTTTTAAGGGCATAAACCACATTCTCTTAGGCGTGAATTATGACAAGGATTTAATCGACAGGGGTAACACAGGCAAAGCCAATCACGTATTCAGAGGTCACTTATCCATTGACACAGCTTGCGATTTTGTCAAGGCTAACGATTCAGACAGCTTGCAGAATGTCATAATGTGCCATTTATCAAGTGAAAATGCTGATAAGGATAGTTTTATCGAGAAGATGAAAAATGCTGTGAATGGGGCGAATGTGGACGTTGCAGATAGTGGTAAGAGTTGGATTTTAAGGAAAGGAGATGAATGCCCGTTTTGAGAATAGAAAAGCTAATTGAATTTCTAAAGGCACATTTTGAAAGTGGAATACAAATGTTTGATACACCGTCAATTATGCCAGATTTCCGAATGCCTATTTATGATAAGGATGACATACTTGTATTGTTTGCACCTGAATATGAATATATCGAGATATACGGCATTTCTGATAAGGAGTTTAAACGAGTTATGAAAGAGGCAGGCGGTTATTAAAATGCGTGTCCGTTTTAGAAAGGAGATTATATGAGTTATAGTAGCTTATATGGAATTAAAGCTGATTATACAGGCGAAATACTTTGTGAGTATGAAAATTCTTGGTGGTTTAGTCCTGTTGTATGGGGAGTGCTTTCGGACAAGACACTCCCTAAAGTTATGGGATATATTCAAAGTGTTACTGGAATGCACGGTGTAGATGTTTGGAAGAAAATAAATACAAAAATGAACAATTCCACAAATACATCAGACCGAATTTGCTGGGAATTAAGCAATCAGCAGATTTTCTTTACAAAAGACAAAGATTGTATTGCTTACAATATCCGCAAATTTGTTGAGCAGAATAAGGACTATGATAAATCTGATGAAGATAATTTATCAGTGTTAGAAAGAGAACATATTATTGAAAGATTTAACGAAATTGCAGATGACATATTCGCTTTAGACGAGAAAGAATATCCTTATTTTGTTTTTAAGAATACTTCTGTTGATGATAATGTGGAATCTTGGTTCAGTGTTTACGATGAAGAAACAGATGATTATGTTGATAAATCAATAAAAGATTGGGATAAGTTCTTAGCGGAATTTGTAATCATTGAAAATGAACAAATCAAGAATTTCATTTCAAATAGAGACTTTCAATATTAAATTTCGAGGTACAGCGAACAATTAAGGAAATTATTACCCTGTGTGGTAGAAAGGAGCAGTAATGGAGAGATTAACAAACAGTGATAAAGAAATACCAACACTAGATGATAATGCCGAATATTGGCTGAAAGCATACTTTAAGTTGAAAGATTATGAGGACTTAGAAGAGCAGGGCAGACTTCTGAAATTGCCTTGCAAGGTGGGTGATAAAATTTTCCTTGATTTTGCAGGATTTGGAAAAGATATAGACAAATTTACAGTTAAAGACTTCCATTTGGATTGCTTTGAAGACGGAGAAACTACACTGTTTTGCGATTATGAATCAAATGATAAGGCTTTATCCGGTCAAATTGATGTAATGGAATTTGGCAAAACCGTATTCCTTACAAAAGCTGAAGTCGAAGCAAAACTGAAAGAATTGAGAGGCGGAGAATAATGGAGATTAAGATTAATATACCTAAAGATTTCACAGGAGATTATATTGTTGACAAATTCAAAGATTTCTTTTCAAGGGTTATTGCGGATATTGATTGCAAAGGTATGTGTGGCAGATACGAGAAAGAAATTGCTGAAATGTTTTTAAAGGCATTTGATGATAGTGAAGGAAAGATTTCTTGTAACTGCCAGCACAACAGTCATTCAAGAGATAATGAGCCTTGTTGCAGATGCGATAGCATAAAGACCAATGCCGACAGGATAAGGAATATGTCGGATGAAGAATTAGCAGAATTTCTTGTCGGATTTAAAAACACATTCGGCGAAGAATACGAGGGAGAAGCTAGTTGTATGGAGTGGCTTCAATCAGAAGCAGAATAGGAGATAAATATGGAAAATACAGATGCTAGAGTGCTACTACAACATATTTACAATACTTATGGTTATCAAATATCAAAAAACTTTAAGGATAATGCCATTCGAGACGCTTTTGAATTAGCAGACAAGGCACTTGAAAAGCAGATACCTAAGAAACCCGATTTTACAGAAGATAAGGAGTTTGCTTTATGTCCTTGTTGTAATGGTAATGGATTAGCTGATAAGCAGGAATATTGTGATAATTGCGGTCAGAAATTAGACTGGTCAGAAGAAAGTGAGGAAAAGTAATGAACCGTGTAATTTTATGTGGAAGAGTTGTTAGAGAGCCAGAGATTAGATATTCGCAGACAGTAAACGGAAGTATGGCAGTAGCAAGATACACATTAGCTGTTGACAGAGCTTTTAAGAAAGAGGGCGAACAGGCAGCAGACTTTATTAATTGTATTGCATTTGGCAAGAATGGAGAGTTTGCAGAGAAATATTTGCACCAGGGAACTAAGATTATTGTTGAGGGCAGATGGCAGACAGGCAATTATACCAACAAGGACGGACAGAAAGTTTACACTAATGATTGCGTTGTTGAAAGACACGAGTTCTGCGAAAGCCGTACTAATCAGCAGAGCAACAATAATGGAATTATGGGCGGTAACAGCAGTAATGACAGCTTTATGGCTATTCCAGATGGTGTAGCTGACGAGGGACTACCATTTAATTAGAATAAGGAATACAGCAATGAGTGATAATTATGTTTATTTAAGAAAGGAATAACGAATCCTCGGTAAACCGAGGTTGCTAAATAAAGATGTTAAAGATTTAGTTGTAAAGTGTGAAATAGTAGCGTTAATGATTCGACAAGGTGGAATTTGAAGTAGCGCAGTTATACGGTAATCGGTAATTGAGTTTCAGACCATTGGCATGGGAAGTCGATTCACACTATCCACGCACAGGATTTGTAGCGTGGTGTTATGAAAAAAGATTATAAGGTGTGTTGGTTATCTGCAGGCATTTCAAGCTTTATTGCAGGATATTTGAACAATACAGCCATATTCACAGATGGAGAAAGAAAGGAATACATGAGGACTCCGATTGATGAATGGATATATATTGATATAAAGGACCAGCACCCTGATAGTATGCGATTTATAAAGGATTGTGAAAAAATAATAGGTAAGAAAGTAACGATTCTTAAATCTGACAGGTTTAATTGCGTCGAAGATGTGGTTAGGAAGTACAGATATGTAAATGGTACACATGGGGCGGCTTGTACAGGAATGTTGAAGAAAGCTGTCAGAAAGAAGTGGGAAAATGAACATCTTGACTATGATTTGATATATGTTTGGGGTATGGATAATTCAGAACAAAGACGAGCAGATGGACTTGTAAAGAACTTTCCAGAATTTAAGCATGAATTTCCCTTAATTGACTCACAATTATCTAAACAAGATTGCCATGCAATAGCTAATAGATTGGGCTTAAAAAGACCTGCAATGTATGACTTGGGATATTCTAATAATAATTGTATCGGTTGTGTTAAAGGTGGCATGGGTTACTGGAATAAAATTCGTAAAGACTTTCCCAAAGTATTTGAAAGCAGGGCAAAACTAGAAAGGGAAATAGGTCATAGCTGCTTAAACGGCGTGTTCTTAGATGAATTAGATCCAAACAGAGGGAAAATGGAAGATGAAATATCTACAGATTGTGGGATTATGTGCTATTTAAATTTAAAGGAGTGATTAAAGACGGATTACAAAAAGTTAAGACAGGCGAAAGCCATAGAATCAGAGAATCGAAAGCGACTTCTAAAGATAAATCCAAAGCTGAATGACAGGAGTGGGATATACTTCCTACTCCGAGAAGATGAAAACGGATTTAAGTACGCTTACATCGGACAGGCGGTACATACACTTAGCAGATTGGCAAGCCACCTTGTAGGCTATGAACAGCACATAGACCTTAGTTTACGCAAGCACAAGTTGTACGACAAAGAGAAAAATCCTTATGGTTGGCGAGTAGAATTTCTGAATTTCCCCGAAAGCCAACTTGACGAGAAAGAGAAGTATTACATCAAGCTGTATGCCGACAAAGGTTATCAGCTTAGGAATGTTAGTTTAGGCGGTCAAGGAGAAAATCGTGATAGTGGTTCAATAGGCGAGAGAAAAGCACCTAAAGGCTATTTACAGGGCATACAGCAAGGCAGAAAGAACCTTGCAAGGGAATTATCCAATATAGCAGAAAAACACCTTAAAATCGAATTGAGAGCGGATAAGGCTAATAATAAGGTGTCGCAGAAACAGTATGAGAAGTTTAAGGAATTATTACAGGAGGGCAATAGTAATGAATGACTATTACACAAATTACACCTGCATAAGCGGACACTGCCCCTTAATTGTCGAAGAGGAAAAATACGGAGTAAGAACTTCAACTTGTGAAGATTATTGTGGAAGTGGTTTTGGCGGTTGCAATCATTGTTACTACGAAAACAGCGAGCTTTGTGAGGAATGTGTGCATAAGGCTAATAATTCAAATACAGAGAGTAAGGATTTATTGAAAGCGGGCGAAAATGATGAATGAGAAAGACCACAAAGCTGATTTTAGCTTAACAGCAAGAATGCTAGAAGAAAATAGAAAAGCTGGGTATGAACACGGATATTCAGTTGCCTACAACAAGGCTGTTGATGACACTATAAAAGCTATCAAGGAAGAATATGCCTTCACAATCTTAGAAGAAGAAAAGATTGACGAAATAGCACAACAGTTGAAGTGTGGTGGTTCAAATGCAAACTAATTATGATTGCAGTTGTTGGTGTGATTATCCGAATGAAAACCATAGATACTATGGCTTATCAGATAAGCCAAAAAAGAGTGACAAATGGAAGTGCGTAGATTGCTATGAGTATGTCGGAAAATCAAAATTCGGTGCTACCCATTGCAGGAGAAAAATAAAGGGGTGATTCAGAATGAAGATTTTAAGTAATAAAGAATATCATCGTCTTGTGAACAAGATAGATACTCTTACTAAAGATAATGACTGCATGAATAGAAAACTTGATGAAATGAAAGAAAATAAACCTAATGATTGCAAAAGCAATGAGGGAAGTCACTTTTGTAACATTTGCGAGTTTGGCTATTTGAGAGTAAGAAATTCAATTGGAACAGATATTTATGCTTGCAGTAAAACAGTGCCTTGTGAGGATTTTAAGAGAAAGGAAAGCAAGTGATGACAGACGATACAAAACAGGAAATACAAATAGTCCTTGACTTGCTAAAAGGTAGTCTTGTAAGGAATGGTGTGAGTATGGCAACAGACAGAGAGGGCAACTTGATGTTCTTTGATACGGCTACTTACAATAGGAGCAAAGGCAAGGAGTTTGACGGATTTAGGGTTAATATCAACGATTTAGTGAAGTAACAATGTGACAGAACTTGAAGAGGTAATTATGGCAGGCAATTTTATTAAAATTGACAGAAAGATTTTAAAGTGGGAATGGTGGAGCGATATTAATACATTCAGACTTTTTATGTATATGTTGATAAATGCCTATTGGAAAGACGGAAATTATAAAGGCAAGATAATTGAAAGAGGGTCTTTCCCCTCTTCAATATCTGAATTATCAAAAGGAACTAATTTGTCTGTAATGGAAATTCGTACCTCCCTAAAACACTTACAATTAACAGGCGAAATAACAAGCAAAGCGACAAACAAATTCACGATATTTACTGTGGTTAACTACAATTTGTATCAAACGGATAACAAGCAAGATAACAAACAAATAACAAGCAACTTAACAAACAATCAACAAACAGATAACATTCTATTAACAAACTCTATATTAAAAGAAAGTAAGAATGAAAGAACGGAAGAAATTAAAAAAGGCAAGAATATAGAAAAAGATATTGATAAATCAATATCCAAAAAGAAAAGCTATTATCCCAATGATGAATTGCTTGATGAAGCATTTAATGAATATGTGACAATGCGTAAGAGAATTAAGAAGCCTCTATGCACCGACAAGGCATTACATAGGGCTATGAATACTCTTGATAAGTTATCAGGCGGAGATAATGACTTGGCTGTTAAGATTCTTAATCAGTCAGTAGACCATTGCTGGCAAGGATTGTTTGAGTTGAAAGAAGATAATTCTAATAAGCAAAGCAATCAGAATTTCAATAAGGGTGCTATTGACTGGGATAATGTGTAAAGGAGAGTACATGTATGGACAGAGATTGTAAAAATTGCGTATATCATTCAAGTGGCAGTTGTAGTCAATGGGATTGTAGCTTTACAACAATTAACGATGTGAGAAATAAGGCTGTTGATGATTTTGCAGCAGCAATCATTCCAAGACTATCAGATGTGATATATTCGCAGGATATTGCGAGTATGACCAACTTGATTAATAAAATTGCAGAACAGTTAAAGGCAGGTGATAAGAATGAGCAGATTAGATGATACACTTAAAGGGACTGATTTTAGAAGTGATTATCCGCACAACGGAGTGGTTGAATCACTTTTAAGAACAATAGCAGTCAACAGTGCTATTATATGTGACAAGTTAGACGCTATATCGAATCAATTAAAAGGAAGCAGCAATGACAAGAGAAGAAACAGTTAAAATTATCCGCATTATGTGTGATTGCTACCCTAACTACAAGCCTAACAACCTTTCTGAAACAGTAGATGTGTGGCAGATGATGTTAGATGAATACAGCTACAATCAAGTGTCGATAGCTTTAAAAGCGTATGTTACATCTGATACAAGTGGATTCGCACCAAGCGTAGGAGAAATAGTTGCTAAAATACAACTTGTATCGCAACCACAGGAACTTGACGGAATGGCAGCTTGGGGGTTAGTCAGTAAAGCATTAAGGAATGGCACATATGGGGCAGTTGAAGAATTTAACAAACTACCGCCACTTGTAAAACAGGCAGTTGGTATGCCAGACAATCTTAAAAACTGGGCGACATCAGATTATCAGACGATAGAAACAGTAATACAATCAAATTTTCTAAGAACCTATGAAACAATTGTTAAGCGTGCAAATGAAATAAATCGTATGCCAGACAATATCAAATCACTTATCGAAAAGACGAATGCAAATTCGTACAAGGCTCAAATCGAGCAAAAATTCCAAAGAGATATAAATACACTACCAACTAAAGAAAATGCCCTTACTGGTCAGAACATAAACGCAGAGAACTATATTGAAGCACCTCAAGATATACAAGAAAGAATAAACGCCATGAGGTAATAATTATGAAACCTAAAAATTGTATTTATCCAGATTGTTTTAATTGTATGTTGGAAGATTGCATATACAACGGACTTGAGCAGATAGATACAGCTCAACAAAACAAATTTGATAAAGATATTGCTTTTGAAAATAAACTGGAACACTTAGAGCCTAAACAGAGAGCAAAAGCTATATACGACAGAAAGTACGAACAGACAGAAAAAAGCAAAGAAAGACGTAGGCGATACAACCGGTCAGAAGCGCATAGGGTTAGTCAGAAGAAATATTTTCAGACAGAAAAAGGCAAAGCTGCGCAGAAAAGATATAAACAATCTTATAAGGGTAAGGTTGCGCAAAATAAAATAAACGCTAAGAGAGTTGAAACAGGTAAAAACGCTATCTACTGTAGGAGATATCGCGAGAAAAAGAAAAGAGAGGCTATGCTAAATGAGTAAGTCGGAACAACGAAGATTTCAAGAACAAATGATGAGAGTTCAATTAAGCAGACAAAAGAACAAAGAAAGCAAAGAAATGTTTGGTAACGCCTTGATAATTCTGTTATGGGTTTTGCATGACAAGTTTGGGTTCGGTAATAAGCGATTGGAGCGGCTTATTGACGAAATCAATAAATTTAACGAAGATTTCAATGCAGGACTTATAGACCCGAAAGAGCTTATTGAACAGTTGGAAGAAGAAACGAAAATTAAAATTAAATATTAAGGAGTGTGGCTTTATGAAATTTTCAGATTTTACAAAGCCAGAACTTGAAAAGATTATTGAAAATGCCAATTTTACCGAGGAAGAAGTGAGAATATTTATGCTTCTTTCTCGGAATTTTGCACAAAAGGAGATAGCGCACAGATTGTCAATATCTACAAGAACGTTAGAAAGACGGGTGAGGAATATTAAGAATAAGATTGAGAGGGTGGTAAATGAGTGGAACTAACAGACAAGGAATTGTTGAATTATGTACTAGAGAATGATATTATCTCTCGTGATGATATCCAAAAAAGAATCGAAATGAACGAAAGGAAAAAATATTTAAAAGAACATGCCTACGAGATATGGCAAGGAAAAGATAGTAAGTGGTATACATATCTGCCAAGTGAAACTGCTTCAAATGGGAGAAAGCTATTGAAGCGGTCAACATTAGATTCACTTAATGACGGAATAGTGGAACATTACAAGAAATTAGAGAATGAACCGCTGATCAGGAATGTTTTTCAAGAATGGATCGACTGTAAACTTGATTATCACGAAATCAAGAAACAGTCATACGATAAGTATACTAATAATTTTACTAGGTTTTTTGATTGCGAAGCATATCCAGTGGCAGACAAGAAAATTAAGTACATTACAACCGATGAATTGGAAAAATTCATCAAGACAATCATTGCTGAATGTAGTCTCTCGCAGAAAGCATATTCTGATATGCGTATTCTTGTCAACGGCATTTTTAAGTATGCCAAAAAGAAAGGCTATACAAATATCAGTATCACACAGTTTATGGGAGACTTAGATTTATCTCGTCGGTCGTTTACCAAGAAAGTGAAAGATATGGGGGATGAGATTTATTTTGAAGATGAAATCCCTGTAATTACTGAATATTTGTGGCAGAGATACGATATCAGAAGTCTGGGACTTCTACTTATGTTTGAGACAGGGCTAAGAGCCGGGGAACTAGCATCACTTAAATTTTCAGATGTTCGCAGTACAAAACTAAAAGACGGAACTGTAAAGAATTTTATTTCTGTGTCAAGAACAGAAATAAAAATTAAAAATGAAAATGGAAAGTGGGTTGAACCTGTTAGCGATTATCCAAAATCCGACGCAGGCATAAGAGATGTAATAATTACAGATAAAGCACTTAGAACTGTTAAAGCCATTCGCAGACTAAATCCATTTGGAGAATACATGTTTATGGAAAAGGGCGAACGGATCAAGAGCAAGGCGTTTAATCGCAAACTAGAGAGGGTTTGTAAAGCCTTAAATATTAATTATCGTTCAGCACACAAGATAAGGCGTGCTTATGGCACAACACTTTATGATAACGCAGCAAATGATTCTGTAATATGTGAAATGCTAGGGCATAGCAATATCGAGACAACAAGAAAGTATTACATATACAGCAATAAGACAAGTAAATCCAAAATTGAGCAAGTCAGTAAGGCTATCAATTTCTGATTTTGGTTACAAAGTAATCAAAGTAATCAAAGGCTAAAGGCGTAAAGCTAGAAAACAAGCGGAATACAGGATTGGTCAATCGAGTTCGATTCTCTCATCCCCTGCTAGTTTTATTAGATGGTGATATGCCGAAAAGCCGCATAAATACTGAATGAAAGGAGCTTTTTGGATATCATCATTTTTCTTATAAAATCAAAAGGTAATCACAGAAGTAATCAAAGAATGTTTGTAAACGCCGTAGGGGCGTTATTTTTTTTACTTTAAAATGGCGGATAACTGTCTAATTTATGGCGGTTAATCCGTCTTTTTTTATGTCAAAATATAATCAGAAAGAGAGGTAGCGCGAATGTTTTCAGATGAAATTAGAGAAAAAATCTTAAGCAAAGAAGAATTACAGAAACTTGACTTAGTGACATTATCTCTCGTTATCCACGCAATTGAAGAAGTCTTGGAGGAGGTAAAAGATGATAAACAATCCTTATCAGACAACACCTATGATGAATAATAATTATATGCCTATGCAGAATCCATATGCGGATAGAATGAACTTTTTGCAAAATTATCAGCAGAGCTTACAACAACAGCCTATGCAGATGAATCAACAACCTATGCCACAGCAGATAGCAGGCATTAACGGAAGAATAGTACAGGCAGTTGAAAATATCAACGCTAACGAGGTCCCTATGGATGGCTCAATGGCATTTTTCCCGAAGCAGGATATGTCGGAGATATATGTTAAGGGTTGGAATGCCGACGGAACAATTAAGACAATTGTGTATAAGCCTTATACAGCCCCTAAAGATAATCAGACAGTAAATCCTATGGCTAATACAGAAAACGCTAAATTTACCCTATCAGACGAAAGCACAGAGCTGTTTATGAATAAGTTTGATGAACTATCAGAGAAGATAGGACAGTTGGAAGATAGGTTTGATAAATCTTTAGGAACGCAAAGAAAAACTTCGAGAACTCAAAGTAAAGGCGGTGATGAAGAATGAACCCAATTAACATTTTTCAGATGATGAAAGCTGGTCCGCAACAGTTCATACAGCAGATGATGGGAAATAATCAGATGATGAATAATCCCATAATGAAAAATACTATGCAGATGGCACAGCAGGGCAATACGCAAGGCATAGAGCAAATGGCTAGAAATTTATGTAAGGAAAAAGGGTTAAATGCAGATGATGTATTTAATCAGATAAAAAGCAGATTTAATAATTAATAGCATATTAGATGTCTTTGCAAATTACCTGGGTGACATCTTTATGAATATATTTTTAGGAGGTAACAATATGTTTTCAAACTCAAATTGTGCCAGCGTACCATTAGTTGCAAACATTGACGGCAACGGCAATAACGGCGGATGGGCTGACGGCGGATGGCTTTGGATAATCGTTGTATTTGCATTGCTCTTTGGATGGGGCAATGGCGGATTTGGCGGTTTTGGCGGCAACAATGGCGGTGGCTATGTTGCGACAGCAGCTACACAGGCTGATATTCAGAGAGGATTTGATAATTCAGCGGTTATCAGCAAGTTAGATGGCATTTCCAACGGACTTTGCGATGGATTCTACGCTATGAATAACAGTATGCTCACAGGCTTTAATGGTATTAACACAAATATCATGCAGACAGGCTACGGCATTCAGCAGGCTATTAACGCTGATACAGTCGCTAATATGCAGAATACAAATGCTTTACAGTCACAGCTTGCCAACTGTTGCTGTGAGACAAGAGAAGCTATTCAGGGTGTAAACTACAATATGGCAACTAACACCTGTGCTTTGCAAAACACAATGAACAATAATACAAGAGATATTATTGACAGCCAGCAGGCAGGAACAAGAGCTATCCTCGATTTCTTAACAAATGACAAGATAGCAACATTACAGGCAGAAAATAATGATTTACGCAGAGCTGCTTCACAGGATAGACAAAATGCACTTTTGACTACCACAATGGCAGCACAGACAAATCAGATAATCGACGCTGTAAGACCTACACCAGTACCATCATTCCCGGCAAGCAACCTTTACGGATATGCTTACGGATGTGGATGCAATACAGGTTGCGGATGCTAAACAACTGAATAATTAACAAGTATCTTAATCAATTTTAATCGGTTTAATTCTTGGTTTAACTCGGTTTAATTTAATTTAACTCGATTTAACTCAATTTAATTGAGTTAAGTATCGAGTTTAACTCGAAAGAAAACTCGAAAGATTATGTCTGCTAAGCAGTATTACTTAAATTTAAAGGGCAGACTTGTATAGTTTGCCCTTATTTTTTAGAAAGAGAGGTAAAGAAAATGGAAATTACAGGAATTTCATTACAAACAGTTGCCGCTGGCGAAGATGTGGCATTCACAGAAACACCAGTTTGCGGTAGTAAGTGTATCGTACACAGACAGGGTAGCGGAATTATCAAGTTGAGAGGTATTACAAATCAATGCAAGGCACGATTTTTAGTATCGTATAGTGGCAATATTCAGATACCTACAGGCGGCACAGTAGAAGCCATTTCGCTTGCTATCACAGTGGATGGAGAACCTTTACAATCTACAAAAATGATAGTTACTCCGGCAGCAGTCGAAAACTTATTTAATGTATCGGCACAAGCATATGTTGATGTACCTTGCGGATGTTGCAGTACAGTAGCGGTGCAGAATACATCTACACAGGCTATTGAGGTACAGAACAGCAACTTAATTGCTGTCCGTGAAGCGTAAGGGGGTGTAAGTATGCACATTGAAAGAATCCATAAAATGATTGAATGTCTTACAGAGAAAGCCCTATGCGAACTTGATAAGGGTATTGAGAATGTCAATACAGAGGAAATGGGTGAAGCAGTCGATATGATTAAGGACTTATGCGAAGCAGAATACAAGGCAGTTATCGTTAAGTCTATGAAGAAAGCTGATGAAGAGGAAGAAGAGTACAATAAGGAGCTGCTTAGAGCCTTAAAAGACGAATATGGCGAAGAGGGTGGCAGAAGATACTATGATGAATATCGCTATATGCGCACTGGCAGATATGCCCCCAAAGGCAAAGGTACTTATGTAGGCAGAAGAGGATACGAAGAACCACCTTATTACCATATGTACCCAGAGCGTGATATGGATAGGGAATACGGAAGAATGTACTATACAGAGCCTACAGCCACACATACATCTGAAAGTGGCTATGACAGAGCAAAGAGAATGTACACAGAAACTAAGGAAATGCACAAAGCTAATACGCCAGAGGATAAGGAGCATAAGATGAAGTCACTTGACAGCTACACTAAGGAACTTGCAAGCGACATTACAGGTATGGTTGCCGATATGTCAGCAGAAGAGAAAAATTTACTTAGAACAAAGTTAAGCACTCTTGTATCTAAGATTTGATTTTAAAGGCTATGAGTAGCAATATTCATAGCCTGTTTTATTTAAAAAGGGGGCATACAGATGATTTTTACAATCAATGGTACAATTTGGCACATACAATATAAAAATTCAAATTCAAGCGAATTAAGGCGGTCGGACAATGTTTCTGTGCTAGGTGTAACAGATAGAAATACGCACACAATTTATCTGTCAAATGCCTTGCGTGGATTTATGCAACGCAAAGTGCTTATACACGAAGTATGCCACGCAATCTGTATGTCTTATGATGTGTATTTACCGATTGAGCAGGAAGAAATTTTATGCGACTTTGTAGCAACTTACGGAGATGAAATATTTGATATTGTTGATATGGTTTTAGGAGCAGTTAGGAGAGTGGGATAATGAGTATTGATGAGTTATTGGAAATAATTCAAAGGACTAATCCGACTATGACTAAAGAATTATTGGTATATGAGCTTAGTCAATGTCAATATTCGGGTAAGGCGTTGATACATACAGAAGAATGTTGTCAAAAAATTTCGAGGTAACGCATTCAATGCGCCCCCAGGTATGGCGTTTTGTATTCGCAATTTCGATTTTGACAATTTCCAAAATCCGGTTCAGATTTCGTTCAAATCCTACTTAAAAAATTGAAAAAATTTTTTCAAAAATTTTAAATGTGAAAATTTCAATACCCCCGTCACTTTCAATTTTGAAATCCAAAAATCGGTTACACAGAATTTCAATTTTTGCTCCCGATTTCGTTCGGATTTGCCTTGAAAAATTGATGAAAAACTTTAGAACTTTAACAAGCTAAAGTGTACAGCTGATTCTTTGCGGTTGTAGGTGTGACTTACAATTTTGGGGCTGTGACTTTGCGATTTGCCCTGTGTGACGGTTTTTATTGCGTTGATGTAGATTTATAAGCCTACAAAGCAAAACAGTCTTAAAATGCTTTTAAATGCATTGTATAAAATGGATATAATACGCCTGTTGAGCTGCCGTCAGTTCTGGAGAATTTGACAGAGCGTGCGCCACAATTGGGTACACTTGTACACCTAAAAACGCAAAAGTCCTATATATAAGCATAGCATTATTGTATTAATTTTTCAAGGTACAACAACAAGAGCATATTAATATATATATGCTAATGCATCCGCAGGAATCGAACCCACGCAAAGCCCCAAGAAACGCCAAAAAGGGCGCAGAATATACGCCCTTGATTAAGTTATTAATTATTAAATTCATAAAATAGACCGCTTTTATTATAACAAGTTGTAAGCCTTTTTAAGCCATAAAAAATATCATAATTACAATCGTAAACAGCTTGCAGACCTGCATATATAATTACGCTTTGCCCATTATCCCAGAAAGAAAAATCCGCTATTTTTTCGAGCTCCAAGATTTTAGTTGCCTTTGTTCCATAAATGAATGTAAATTTTTCTAAATTTCCGCGGATTTCTCCGGCTGTTAAAGTGTCTAATTTTTCATATATTGTCATATCGCAGACCTCCATATTTTTAAAATTTCCCGGTTTTTCCGGGTAAAAGCAAGCCGGAGGAATCGAACCTCCGGAAAAGCCGACCTTGCTAATTATGCTAAGAGCCGCAAAAGCTCCGCGCGCTTAGTCTGTATCAATTTCTTTGCTTTCATAAAATCAACCGCGCCGCCTGTCATATATTCGATATACCTTGCAGCGTTGATATATGCGTCAAATTCTGCCTTGTACGCCTCATCAAAGGCACTTTCAAGCTCTGCATTTTCTGGCTCTTTTGTATATTTTGCCTCTGCTTCGTCTGCGGCTTTCTCCAGTTGTTCCAACTTCTTAATCTTTTCAAGTAAAATCATCATAATATTAACCCTCCTTAAACATTTCCCAAGGTGCTATAATCGTACCACCTTTACAATTGGCGTATATTATTACCTCGCCGCTTGAGGTTATTTTGTAATTCTTAAAAATACATTCTATCTCATTGCCATAAATAATTTTGTCGCCTATTTTCATTTTTTGGTGCCTCCTTAGTTATAATAAAAACTTTCTATTGCTGTCCTTGTAGTGCCTTTTACAACAATAGTCATTAAGTGGCTAAAGCTATCCAGTGCTAAGCCGTAAGGCTCTAAATCTTTATTTAATTTATCAATTCGCCTGTCACAGCTCAAAGATAAATCTTTTGTGCTCTGGCGGTTGCAAGTTCTTTCCTCGTTTTCTAAATATGATAATCTGTCAAGGTCTGCATTCAGTCTGTAGAAGCGATTTATCAATTTTTTAGCAATATCATATTCAATATTGTATGTTTCTGTTGCTCTTCTTAGCTCTTTTTCTCTCTTTTCTGCAATTGTTAATTTTTTCATAATTCTTGTACCTTTTCGCCAATTGTGATATAATCGGCTTACCTTTCTTTTTTGATTGGTGGCGGTTGTGTGTCTTGGTAGAAGTGCAACCGCCTTTTTTATTTGCAAGATTATAATATCACTTTAAAAAGAAATACGCAAGCCTTTTTGTAACTTTTTTAAGAAATATTTTTATTGACTTTTAGAACCTACTATATTATTATAAGAAATAAATAAAACAATATAGAAAGGAGCTATTGCAATGCTTAAATATCGCTTTAATGTCGGGGATGCTTTAGAACGTGCCGGATTTAACACATACAAAGCCAAAACAAGCGGATTATTGAGTCAAGACACACTAAGAAAGATAAAAAATGAGGACACAAATATAAATGCTAAAAGCATAAATAATCTTTGCTTGATTCTGGATATGCAGCCGAAAGACCTCTTTGTATATGAAGAAACAGAGGAAGAAAGAGAACTAAAAAAGAAATTATAAAATATTTTAAAATATCACTTGCAAAAGTGACAAAGAAATGCTATTATAATTATACAAATTAAAAGAAAGGACAGCCGAAAGGCTGGAAGGTGGAAAAGATGAGATTATTTTTAGTAATCAAAAAAGACGAACAGAAAAAAGAGTATATAAGTGCAGTCATTAATTCCAGAACATTCCCAAGCACATATGCAGCGGATAACAGAGGCGTGCGAATCGTGGAATTACCAGAGATTAAAGAGGACGAAGATATTTTGAATTGTCATATATGTTTATAAGAAAGGTTAAAAGGTGGGCGATATGAGAGAATGCAATATTAGATTTGACAAAAATGGAAAAGTAAAAAGCGAGGATATCAAGAATTTAGAAAAATTTTTTAGCGAGGAGAACTTAGAAAAGTTTGAATCTGACGAAGTCTTTGCAGTAGAAGCGACGGAGCATATAGGAAACGGCGAATATAAAGCCGTGGGTTACGATTTTTATATTGGCAGCGACACACAAGCCAGAATGGGTTCAGATTGGAGGTTTGGGCATATTGCTTTCTGCAATTACTGGCGTCTTGTTAAAAATGACAAGATTGTAGATTTCGAAAAGGCTCTTGAAAGAGCTAAAAAAATTGTCTTGACAAATAATTAGTAATTGTATATTATATTTTTGTCGGATGATAAACAATAACATTTGATGTATTGAAACATGTTTTCTGACGTGTTCAATGATTAACCGTAACGCAGGGCGTATATTAAAGAGGGCTTCGGCTCTCTTTTTTATTTGACTTATATATATATTTATGCTATATTATTCTAATAATTAAATAACAGTTATACACCCGATAATTATATAATAGTTATTGGGTAATTTTTATGTTATTAGTATATATTATAATAAGCTGGATAAGCTCCGGCGGAAAGGGGAACGAATGGAGAAAGTACAGGAAACAGCAGACACACCCGAAGTATTTCAGAATGACATAGAGCTGTATTTATCGCAGTTCTGCGAAGAACACAACATCGAAGATATGACCAAAGAGCCACAGAGCCGCTGGAACGCCGCTTTAATGTATATAAATAAATATGTTTTCAGTGATAAAAGTATATTAAAATTAAATAAAAATATTAATAAAAATAATACTAATTGCATAATGAATAGTAATTTTTATATGTATGATTTAGATAAATTAGAGTATATATTATATATATATTATTATTTATGTTCTGTATATGATAAAGAGTGTAGTATAATGGGATATAGTTTATTAACTGGTATTAATTACGATACATTAATGGACTGGGGAGCAGATGAAAGGAAACTAAGTACAAAAGGCTTCGACATCGTGCAAAAACTACGCATTTTTCGCGAGGAAAGCCTATCAAACAAGCTCGCAACCGGTAACAAAAACCCTGTCGGAATCCTCGCAATACTTAACAGACATTATGCTTGGAATCTTCCCGGAGTTAGCAGAGAAAGCACCACAAAGGTTATTAAAACAGCGTCAGACCTTCCGCAGCTCGGCACATCCGGAAACGCTCAAGGCTCTAATGTTCGTCATCTTGCACAACAAGAAAACATTGTGCAAGATGTACAAGAAATCCCACAAAGCTAGTAAACAAGCGGATTGCAGCAGTTTACCTTGCGATGATGTTATTTCGCTAAAGTTGAGTTTAGCGAAGTGATAAAATAGAACATTTGAGCGACAAAAACACGATAAAGCCAGTAAACAAGCGGATTGACAGCGATTGCATGATAATTATTCATTGCGCAATGGCTCCGCTCTGGCTGATTTCATTGTGTAAAATGTATAACGCATGGCGTGGGGGTTATTATTTTTCAGATTTTCGCCCCAACTAAGTCGCTCAAATATTCTCAAAAATAAAAAGGCTTATTATATATATTTATATATACATAACCAACCAATAATAATTTATTAAACTATATACAATAACCATTATATTTATTAATATATAGCTTTGATAATAACTCACATAATATAATCAATAAATCTACTGTACAAATCTGATAGATAGGTGTATAATAAATACATCTTAATTATTCACAAGATATTCAATAAATACACACATCAAAACGGCTAATTCAGCCGAGTAAATTCCAAAAAATTTTAAAAAATAAAAAAGAGTTAGGAGTTAGAAATGCAGGGCAATGAATATCAGGCTTTAGCCATGCGCACTAACGATAAAAAGTCTACAGATAGGCTTGAGAAAAAGATTAATGATTTAAAGATTGGCAACCGTGGCGAAGATACGTCAGAGATTGAATTAGGCGGTGTTATCAATGCGGCATTAGGCTTATCTGGCGAAGTCGGAGAGCTTAATGATATGCTTAAGAAATGGGTTTTTCACGAAAAGCAGTTAGATGCCGAACATTTAAAGCGTGAAATCAGCGATGTATGTTGGTATTTGGCTTTAATGTGCGATTCATTTGAGTTTAACCTTGATGAAATCATGCAGATTAACATTGACAAACTGAAAGCAAGATATCCAGAAGGATTTGATACTTACAGAGCTAATCATAGACAGGCAGGTGATATTTAATGAGTTCGACAAATATGTGCCTTAATTGTAAAAATAAGTTGAAACAGTTTAATGAGCAGCCATGCAATGATTGCATTGTAAGCGGTGGGGAAAATAACAATTTTACACCTCTCAAAGATGTTGCACCTAGCGTCAATGAAAAGTCGGTAAACGACAATGTTAATCATCCGAGCCATTATGAGACTGGCAGCTTTGAATGTATAGATGTTATGTTGGAAACACAGGGCAAGGAAGCTGTTAAGAACTTTTGCTTATGCAATGCCTTTAAGTACATTTACAGACATAATAACAAGAATGGCTTAGAGGATATTAAAAAAGCTAAGTGGTACATTGACAAATACATAGAATTGTCAGAACAGTCGTGTCAGTCAATGAAAGTATAATGGTTGCAAAGGATAGTACACTGCGACTTGTGGCGAATGCATACTGGGAATAGCCACTATTGCCCTTTAGTATAATGGTTAATACACAGGATTTTGATTCCTGTAATATGGGTTCGATTCCCATAAGGGTAGTTTATTTTTCTTTTTATTTGTTTGGCTGTTCATTATTGTGTTTTTGCATTTTACACAGAACAGTCCTCCTTTCATGTACCTCTTTGAATTTTGTTCAGTTAAAAGCGGTGCAAGGCCGCTTGAGAGGGTTCGGCATGTATATACATAGCCATGTGAAAATCAACTTATCAAGAAGCACTCCTTATCAAAACACCCCTAATATTTTATTGTTTCTGTTCTTGTTTCTTGATAGCCGTTATAGGCGGTATTTGCAGATATGGTGTAATGGTATCACAAGAGATTGCTAATCTCTCTAACGAGTAAAATTGTTATGCAGGTCCGATTCCTGCTATCTGCATTAGGTGCGGTTCAAAAGAACATCCTGAAAGCGCGAGGGATAATTTGCAAATGCCGACCCTCATAGGATTGCAACGCATCTATGCCACTATTCAAAGTTTAATGTTGGGCGCATTAGACAGTTGTAAAACAGATAGTGGTAACGTCTTTACGGATAGTAGTTCAGTTGGGAGTAACGCTTGATTTATTCAAGTAGTCATAGGTTCAAGTCCTATCTATCCGATTACAACAAACTAGCTTGACGAAGCGAAAAGCACTTCCGCTGTGCCTGTTTGTTGTTTTTATCAATTAAGCGGAGTATGTATCACAGGCATACATAAATGATATCAAGCGGAGGTATTTAATTATGGCAACAATTAGAGTGCATAAAACAAAAAATTACACGGTTATGAGTAATACTCATTTAAGGGATAAGAATTTAAGCCTGAAAGCAAAAGGATTATTATCTGTAATGCTTTCATTGCCCGATAATTGGGATTATTCAATAGCTGGGTTAGTTGCAATAAGCAAAGAAAATGAAACAGCCGTTAAGTCGGCTTTAAATGAATTAAAAGATAATAATTATGTTGCAGTTACCAAGGAAAATCCAACAAAAAGCAATGGCGGAAGAATAAAATACACTTACGAGGTTTACGAAGAACCGCATAAACAGAAAGTAGAAAAACAAGATATAGAAAATCTAGGGGTTGAATGTCAACAGGTAGAAAACCACGGACAATTAAATACTAATGAATCAAGTACTGATGAATTAAATATTGATATACAAAATACTAATGAATTAAATACTAAAAGTAATTCTCTTAACAGAGAGCAATGTAATTCTTTTTTACCTAAAGATAAAAAAGTGAAAGAGTTTAAGCCGATAAGCGAATACTCTCAAAGTGATTGGGAAGTTGCCGAAGAAAGAATGATAAGTAGGGCTGGCAAGATAGCTTATGATTGGACTAATGATAAAACACTCAAAGAAAATGTAGAAGCATTCTTTAAATACTTTTTAGATAAACACGGAGAATGTACTGGAGAATATCACTACCCATTAACAGATAAGGTTTTATCAAGAGTAGTAGATAATTTAACAAAAGAAACCGACATAGAGCGTGACGGATATACAGATACCTATTATGCAGCTATAAGTGATATGGATGATAATACAGACTACAAGATGCTAGTTGATGAATATTTCAACACAAAGTTTTCAGCACAATGTGATTACAGCTTAGTTCACTTTTCTTCTGAAAAGGTTTTAATTAACATTATGAACCACGCTTGTAAGAGCAGCTGGTGCGAAAGCAAGGAATGGTAAGGAGTGATTATTATGGCAGCAGGTGTACATCCACTAAACAAAGATAAGTTTTATGAAGCAATTAACTTATACATATCGGGGCAAGCTTCACAGGTAAAGGCAGCAAAAGTAGCAGGTTGTAGCGTACCGACATTTAAGAAATACGCTAATAAGATTTATGGCGGCGAGGAATTACCGGATAATTTATGGGGGAAGAATAATGATTAAGGGAATTGTTAATCGTTGGATAAGACACAAGACAAAGAACTTAACAAGAATACCATTGTTTATAATGACATTTAACTATCGTAAATATAAAGCAGACGGAAAGAAAGACAGTTGCATGTTTTACACGCACCCAGACATTGCCAATGATGAATTTGTAAAGGGCAAATTACAGGAAGTTGTTGACTATATCAGAGATAACTATGATTTGGATATTTTTACGAGGGTTTGAAAATGTGTGAATTTTGTAAAGAATGGCAAAACAAAGACACAATATGTGGTTCTGAAATGCCTATTTATCCGTGTGGCAATCGAAATAGCAAACTGACAGAAGCACAACTTCTCAAAAATACTGCTGATGATGACGTTGGAATCGTGATTTATGAACGTGGAGTAGCATCCGGATATTTCAATATCCGATATTGCCCTATCTGCGGCAGAAAGTTGGTGGAAGAATGAAGCATCAAAAAGAATGGCGCACTTGCGACAGGTGCGGTGTGGAAATAGAAAAGCCTAAAATATGGTATGACCGAATATTCCCTTATCGAAGAACCGTAAATTTAAAAAGAGCTACATCTTTCAAGGAAATATTTACGGAAATTAAACAAGGGAAAATAGAGCCGGTCGTAAGTGGAAATGGCATAGAAAATATTGTATTAGAAGAATACTATTGTACAAAGACAAAGCAAATTGACTTATGCCCTAAGTGCAGGAAAGATTTTGAGAGGTTTATGAGAAATGAGGTGTATTAAGAACTATGAAAATATCAGAAATGAATAACTGCATCGAAGAAATGCGTAAATGTTACAAGTTTGATGATGATAAAACGGAAATACGGATTGGAGATATGATAAGTGGAAGTAACAGATATGTAACTGTCGGTACAAGGGATGAAAACGGAACACAGATTGAAATGACAAGGTATGCAGATAAACTAGACAAGGAGTGAGATTATGTTAATAGTTGCATTGCAAGATGATGTAGATAACTTATACGCCATATGGAATACAGTTACAGATAGATTTTTAGGTGTTAATCTTGGAAAATATGAAGCTGTCGGAATTATTATGGATTACAAGAAAGATTACACCTTTGAAAAGGCATTAGACAGAGTAGAACACCCACAGTCGTTTAAAGATATTGCTAAGCACTTATGCGAAGAGCTTAATCGTGATGATGACAAAGTTGAAAATGCAATCAAACACTTAAAAGAAATATCGTGGGAAATAGGAACTACTGGTGTTGAGTATCTTTCAGAAAAGGACGGACAAAAAATGAGAGAGTACATAAATGTACTTGAAAGCAGAATTGATGAATTAGAACGATGATGGCTGATTATCAGCAGAAAGGAATATATTATGAAAAAATTATTTGTAAGCGTGCCAATGAAAGGCAGAACAGAGGAAGAAATCAAAGAAAGTATTCAGAAAATGAAAAAGATTGCTGAAATATACGAGGGTGAGGAGTTAGAGCTTATCGACAGCTACATTGAGGATAACCCACCTAAGGACAGCAAAGAAGCTGTATGGTATTTAGGTGAAAGTCTTAAGAAACTGGCACAGGCTGATGTATTTATGGGGATATGCGAGAGCTATGATTGGAACGGCTGTTGCATTGAAAGAGAAACAACAGAAAAATATGGCATTAAAGCATATATGATTCCGGCAAGATATGTAATTGATGATTATAATGCACTTGTGCAGAAATTACATCCGATTTGCAATGACGCAATGCCAACAATCTAACAATATATTTACCGGCTAACAAACGGAGTTAGTCGCTACCCTAAAACAATTATAGGCAGAGGTCTATAAGGCACTTCTGCTAAAATCGGAGGTGCTTTTCGTATGGCTAGTCAAAGCCTTATTTCTACAATCAATGGATATGAAAATTACATAGAGAAAAACGGAATAGATGAACAGGTAATTAATGCCTATGTAGACGCTTGCAGTGTAGCCATAAACGGCGAGAAAGATATTGAGTATGGACTACAACTTACAGAAAGGGCAAAAGAGCTTATAGAGCGTTTCTGCAAGGACAAGACAGGTGGAACGATATGGGATTTAGAGAAGTATGCGTTTGCAAATAAAACGGAATATGAGCTGATTAATTGGTTTTATGATATTTTACTGATTGAAGCACAAAACAAGGTTGTTGACAGTTTTTTTAGATACATAGAAAAGAAACGTGAACCTAAAGAAAGATTCTATATGCCGAGAAGAAAACAGTTTATCAAAATAGGCTTAATAGAAGCATTACAAGGCATGATTGATGATAAATATGATATTTTATGTATTTCTCTCCCACCCGGAACAGGAAAAACCACAATCGAAAAGTTTTTCCATTCTGCGGTTATAGGTTGGTACTCAAACGGATATAACCTTTTTTATTCACACAGCGGAGACATTACACGAATGTACTATGATGGCGTATATGATATTGTCACAAACGCTGACGAGTATACATGGGGAGAAGTGTTCCCTGGACTTGAAGTAACAAGCACAAATGCAAAGCTTGAACAGTTTAACGTAGGAAAATATAAGCCGTTTCAATCTGTACAATGTACATCTGTCGGCAGTAAAAATGCCGGTAAAGTCAGAGCCAATAAATTTCTGCTAGTTGATGATATGATAGGCGGCATTGAAGAAGCACTTAACTCAACTTATCTTGATAAATTGTGGGATAAATATGCAGTAGATGCACGACAAAGAAAGATACCAGACGAGGATGGAAACCCATGTAAAGAAATACATATTGCTACAAGGTGGAGCGTTAGAGACGTAATAGGACGTATTATACAAGCTTATGAGGGAAACAAACGAGTTAAAGTAATATCCGTGCCTGATGTAGACCCAGTAACAGGAGAAAGTAATTTTGACTTTGAATTTGGTGGCTATACAGTAAAGGATTTTGAAGATATTCAGCTACTTATGGATGAAATCTCATATCGCTGCCTGTATAAACAAGACCCTATAGAACGTGAGGGCTTATTATTCCCAGACGATAAAATCCGAAGATACCTCAATTTGCCACACGGAGAGCCAGAAATTATCACAGCTCAATGCGACACAAAAGGAAAAGGTACAGATTATTTTGTACTGCCTGTATTGCAAAAATACGGAGAAGATTATTACTGCGTTGATTGTGTGTGCGACAACACAGCAGATTATGAAGAACAATACAGAAATGCTGCAGGTGTACTTGTAAATAACAAAGTGCAAGAGTGCGAATTTGAGCGTAATGCCGGTGGCGACAGGGTTGCAATGGAGGTTAATAAGCGTGTAGAGAGTGTAGGTTGGATATGTAATATTACAGACACGCCGACTGAAACAAACAAAGAAGCAAGAATTTTTCAATGTTCTAACTGGATTTTGCAACACATTATTTTTAAAGATTCATCACTTTACAAACCTAATGAGCCATACGGAATAATGATGTCGTTGCTAAAACAGTATTCAGTATCAGGGAAGAAACAGCTTGATGATGTTCCAGATGTATTTTCAAATTTTGCATTGAGGATGACAAAAGGAAATCGGGTTAAAAAAACAGTCATTATGTCAAGTCCAATATAGGAGGTTAATCTATTATGACAACTAAGGATTATCTTAATCAAATCAGCAGACTTAATCGTATGATAAATAATAAACTGACAGAGATAGCACAACTTAGAGAGCTTTCTTGCAGCATATCGGCAGTAAAGAATGAAGAAAGAGTGTTATCATCATCAGACCCAGATAAAATAGGTACTACATACGCCAAAATTGATGAAATGGAGCGCAATCTTGATAAGATGATAGATGAATACATTGAAAAGAAAAACTTGATTATAGGGCAAATAGACAGTATAGAAAATGAAGATTGCTATAATATTTTGTTTTCAAGATATATTGAAAAGAAAACTTTTGAAGTTATTGCTACAGAAATGAAATATTCATGGAGACAAATCATCAGACTTCACGGAAAGGCTCTTAAAGCATTTGAAGAAAAATATGGTAATACATATTTAAAGATGTCATAGAATGTCATATTGCACTAATGATATACTGTATCTGTAAGAAATTACAAAACTGTTTTTCATAAACAAAACATTCCTTATCAAGAAGCACCGTTACTTAATTGTGGCGGTGCTTTTGCTATGCAAAGAGGTAAAATATGAAATTTTATGCAAATAAAGATAAGTCGATTATGTGCCCGAACTGCCGCAAGTTTTTAACTAAGGCAAACAGCAAAGACCCACGAACACATAAATTAGCGTGTAAGCATTGCCACAAATGGATATGGTATGTGCCTAACGATGATGATAATTTTCAAATTAAAGAAATACCGGATAGCAGAAGTTCAAGCGGTATGACATTTTATTAGAGGTGTAGACAATGCAGACAGGAAGAATTGCTATTTATACAGGTGCAAAAGAAATAACACCTGACAATATAATACCAATTTTGCGTGAAGCAATTTTGGAGCATGATATTAATTCCAACAGAATACAGTTTCTTCTTGATTATGATGCAGGAATACAACCAATAGTTAGGAAGAATCCAAAGACTTACAGACCGGACATTGACTGTGAGTGCTGCGACAATGTGGCTAACGAAGTCACAGAGTTTAATTTAGGTTTTAAGTGGGGAAATCCTATAACGCTAGTTCAAAATAGCGACAATGAGGATTCTAACCTCACAGAAGCTATAGCGGAATTAAACAGTTGCTACGAATCACAAAACGCAAGGCAGAAGCAGCAGGAACTTGCAAGATATGTTGAAATCGGCGGCGTTGGATATGTCCTTATTGATGTAAATACAGAATATGAAGATGGGGAAAGCTATTTTACATATGATGTATTAGATCCAAGAACAACATTTGTTGTAAGGTCAACAGCTTATAGCGATAAGAGGGTTATTCTTGCAGGTACTTATATCAAAGACAAACACAGCGGTACAAGATATTACACTTGTTTTACAAAAGATATTCGCTATGAAGTTACGGATGGAATAAAAATTACTAACGGACCAGAAAAAGGAAAAACAAAATGGGGATTTTTAGAGAGAAGTGGAGAAGAGAATCCATTACATAAAATTCCTATTATTGAATATACAAGGTCATTTGATAGAATGGGCTGTTTTGAACGGCAAATATCTGAAATGGATAACTTAAACCTACTTATTTCAGATTTTACAAATGATGTTGAACAGAATACGCAGGCGGTATGGCATACGAACGATGTTGATTTCCCAGTTGAACAGGAAACAACAGTTGATAAAGATGGAACACCGCACATCACTAAAAAAGTAAGGAAACCAAAATCCGGAGAATGGATGCAGACCTATACATCAGCAGATGGCAAAACTCCAATAGTTGAGCCACTTGCAATCAATTATGATTACACAGGTATGCTTAACAATATCCAATCAAGGCGACAGATAATCTTGCAGAAATGTAATGTGCCACAACGAAATGATAATAGCGGTGGCAGTACAGGAGTTGCAATGTCAGATGCAACAGGTTGGTCACAGGCTGAAACAGCGGCGGCAAAACAGCAATTAATTACTGATGGCTGCAAAATGGAAGAGATAAAAGTTGTTCTTGCAGCTATCAAACTGTCAAACAATGTTGCCAGCAGTAACCCATTACTTAAATTAAGGTCAAGAGATGTAAAACCTAACATTAAGCGACAAAAAACTTATGAAATGTCAACCAAGGTTAATGCCATGGCAACATTGATAAGCCACGGATTTAGCCTTAAAGATACAGTTGATGCAATTCCATTCTTTGATGACCCTAACGATGTTGTAGCAAGAAGTGGAGAAATGGTTAAGGCATATCAAGACAGTATAATCAACAAAGATACACAGAATCAAGCAGAGGGCGGAGATGGAGAACAACCACCTAATAAAGACCGCACAATGCAAGACTTATCAGACCAGACAGAAAATAGTCCGGTTATAGATAAGAGCAGAACAGATAAATAAATTGATATTGAGCCACAGGGTAGAAATGCCTTGTGGCTTTTTATATGCCCTAGAGAAAGGGCAATACAAATATCGCAAGAAGTTGAGAGAACAACAAAAAACGCAGAAAGCAGAGGTAAAGAAATTATGGCAGATGTAACTAACACAACAACAGAACCAACAACTAACAATGAACCACAGAACGAAGAACAGACACCTAGCGTAGAAGAGCTTATGGCGCAGCTTGCTAGTGAAAGAGCTGAAAAAGAAAAGTATAAGAACGCTTCAGATAAAGCCAGTTCAGAAGCAGCTAAGTACAAGAAAGAACTTCGCTCAAAGCAGACAGCAGAAGAACAGGAAGCGGAAGCAAAGGCGGAAGCTGAAAAGTTGCAGGCTGAAAAGTTTGAGAACATGAGTAAAGAGCTTAATCATATGAAAGCTGTCAATGCTTATCAGAAAGTTATAGGTGATGGAAAGGATATTGATTCTTTGATTGAGGCGGTTGCAGATGCAGACCATAGCCTTATAGCAACTGTAATTGCTAATGAAGTGCAAAGACAGGTTAAAGAAGCTAAGGCAGAATGGCTTAAATCAAGACCGGCTATTAATGCAGGCGGTGGAGAAGAAAGCACAGTAACACAGGAACAGTTTAACAAGATGAATTACCACGAAAGAGTGGAGTTCAAAAATAAGAATCCAGAACTTTATAAGAAGTTCACAGAGTAGAAAACGGAGGTAAATAAACTATGCCACAGACTAAGTTAGCAAATTTAGTAGACCCACAGGTAATGGCTGATATGGTATCAGCTAAGTTGCCAAAGAAGATTAAGTTCTCACCTATTGCAAGAGTTGACACAACACTTGTAGGCAGACCAGGTAGCACAATTGTTGTGCCAAAGTATGCTTATATTGGTGACGCAGAAGATGTAGCAGAAGGTGTTGCTATGGGTACAACAGTACTTACAACATCTACAACAGAAGCAAAGGTTAAGAAAGCAGGTAAGGCTGTAGAGCTTACAGATGAATCAGTATTATCTGGTTATGGTGACCCACTTGGTACAGCTATCAATCAGATTGCTATGTCAATCGCTGCAAAGGTTGATAATGACAGCTATGACGCACTTTGCACAGCACCTATTGATTACGATGGAACAGCAGCACCTATCAGCTATTCAGCAGTTGTAGCAGCTAATAGCAAATTTGATGATGAATCAGATTCATCACTTACAAAGATATTATTCATTAATCCGGCGCAGGAAGCCACATTGCTTAATGATGATGATTTCAAGAGCAATGACAAGTACCCACTTAATGTAATTATGAATGGCACTATCGGTTCTATTGCAGGAGCACAGGTTGTTAAGTCTAAGAAAGTTAAGCTGATTAAGTATGAACTTGATGATTCAACAGGAACAATCAATGTTGTAGCTGATACAACAAGCGAGGATGCAACGAATGTTCATCTTGACACAGCACTTGCACACACGCTTAAGTCAAAGGATAAAGAAATTAAGGTAGGCAGCAAGTTAAAGGCTGTTACAACAGAGTTCTACGCTTGTCCTATTGTTATCGTATCAGCAGAAGACCCTAATGAGGATGCAGGTTCGGATGGCGTGTCAGAGGAAGAGAACGCACTTACAATCTATATGAAGAGAAGCGTTGAGATTGAATCTGACAGAGACATTCTTGCAAAGACAACTGTTATATCTGGTGATGAACATTATACAACAGTCTTAAGCAACGATTCAAAGGTTGTTCTTGCTAAGTTTGGAAAGTAAGAGGTGTTTATATGTTATTAAGACGACATAAAATCAACGCCGCAAAGCAGAGCGAAGAAGTAACAGCAGATAATGCAAGACAGGAAGCTGTTTATGGAGATGAGCTTAAGTATGAGGAAGAGCAGGACAAGTTCCCTGCTCAACCTACAAGCGATTACACAAAAACAGCTATTAAGCGTATGCCAACAGCGGACTTGCAGACACTTGCCTTAGAACAAGGTATTGAGAACGCAATGGAGCTTACAGGAGCAGAACTTAAAGAACTGTTAATTGAGAAATTAGGGTTATAGGAGCTGAAATTATGGGATACGCCACATTAGAGCAAGTTAAAATCAGACTTAAACAATTTCATATTGATACAGTCACAAATGATGATGAAACAACATCTGATGTGGTAGTGTTCGATAGCAAAGAAGATAATCCGATAATCGAACAGCTGATTAAGCAGGCTACAGAAGATGTAAAGGCAAGAAGAAACTACCCCGACAGCTACACAGATGAAATGATAACCGATGATTTGAAGAAATTTGAAAGTGTTATCGTTAATCTTGCAGTTTATGACCATTCACAAGCAGGCGAAGCATTTATGGCAAGTTACAATGAGAACGGCGTAAACAGAACTTGGAAAGACAGAGATAGCTTATTTGTTGGGGTATTTCCATTTGCTAAAGTGTTATAGAAGATTGTGCGTTAGCATTTTGCTGATGTCGGCAATATGTTAGCAGGCGGCACACATTAAGGGTGGTGGGCGGTGTGCCTATTAATTTAGAAAGGCGGTATATCAATGCCAATAGCAGTAATTATAAGCATAATTTCAGTTGCTTTTTCCGTCTTTTTCGGATTTTTCAGTTTATCATTCAACTCTAAGAATGATAAACGAAGTGACAGAGTAGAACTTGAAGAACGTGTGAAAGAGAACACGCGAATAAATATGAAACTTGACGCAATATCCAACAATACAACGGAGATTAAGAACGAAGTCACAGAAATGCGGAAAGAGCTTAATTCTCACGATAGTAGGATAATTAAAGTTGAAGAAAGTGTTAAGTCGGCGCATCACAGAATTGATGGCATAGAGACAAGACTTAATGATGACAAGGAGGTGTAACAGAATGGATATAACATCAGTATCAACAGTAGTTGCAATCGTTGTAATAACATATCTGATAGGCTTAGGAGCTAAGGCAATTCCGCACATTAAGGATAATTACATTCCTATAATCGTAGGCGTTGCAGGTGCTATCTTAGGCATTATCGGTATGTATGTAATCCCAGATTATCCAGCTAATGACATTCTTAATGCGATAGCAGTAGGAATTGTGTCCGGATTGTCAAGCACAGGCGTTAATCAGATTTATAAGCAGGTAAAGAACAATGCTTGATATTAATAAGCAGGCTATGAAGTATTCGCTTCAAGGGCAGACTGTAACTATCTACGAAAGAGATGATGATGGCAATATCCTTTATTACACCGATAATGACGGAGAACCATATCTTGATAGTGAGGGTAATAAAATACCCAAAGTCCTCGAAGAAAAAACAGGCTTTTCAGAGCCGGTCGATTTCAAAGCCAACATATCATTCAGCGGTGGAGAAGCACAGAGCAAAGAATATGGCTTTGATACCGCTGATTTTGATGCTATTTTACTGACAGATAGGAATATGTTGCCTGTTCAAAAAGGCGACCTTATCTGGCTTGATAGCAAGCCTACATACACAGATGATAGCCTTATTGATGAAACATCAGCGGACTTCACGATTGTAGGTACGAAACCAGCATTGTGCTCAACTAAGTATATGCTTAAAGCAGTTGTAAAGTAGGTAGTTTACATGGAGTATCAGACAGACGGCTTTCCCCAAAATGACTCTTTATTTATACAAACAGACAATGAACAGCTAGTTGGTTCTATCTTTAAAAGAAAGACAATCCCATTTACGCAAGAGCCGATAAATGAAAGCATAAGACAGGCTATTTTGCAAGCAGTTAAGGAGCGTGTTTATGGCAAGACATACAATTAATATATCCTTGTCTGAAAAGTCCGTAAATGAAGCTATCAGACAGCTACAACAGTATAAGCAGAGTTTGCAGTATAAATGTGAACTGCTTGTTGAACGACTAGCAGAATTAGGCGACAAAGCGGCAATTATGAGCGTTAATGAAAGTCCATTAGGTAGGACAGTAACATTGAGAGTTGACAGAAAGCCTATTCAAGATGGCTACCAAGCTATTTTAATTGCTACTGGCAAAACTATTGAAGTAGAAGATAGAGAGCCATTTTACACGCTGTTAGCGATTGAATTTGGCGCAGGCATTTATTACAACAGTGGCAACGAGAACCCAAAGGCTAATGATTTCGGCTTGGGCGTAGGAACATATCCAGGACAAATCCACGCATTCAGCGACGGCTGGTACTACTTAGGTAATGATAATCAATGGCACTACACGCACGGCGTTAAAGCTACAATGCCTATGTACAACGCCACAATGGAGATTATTAATCAGTATAAGCAGATAGCAAGAGAGGTGTTTAGTTAATGGCGAATGCAAACGATTGGGCGATAGACCTCGAGAATACAGTCACAGCACTTGTCAAGGCTAAAACCCTAACGCAACTAAAGAAAACATATCCAAAGATAGCCATAACTAATGAGGGGGAAAACAGCGGTCAAGCAGTATTCCCAACAGTATACATTCATTTACTGCCAGCAGTAGAACAAGGACAAACGCTTGATGGACAGACAATTAACGCATTGTTAGCGACATTTCAAGTGGATGTTACCACTAACACAAGCAAGTCCGATTGTCGTAAGGTTATGACAGTAATTACGGATACATTCAAGACAATGAGATTTCAAGGCAATGCAATGCCAGAGTTCTCAATCAGTAATAAAGTACATAAGAGTACCGCTAGATTCAGACGAATGATAGCGGCAAATGACAGATTAATGTAACAAAGAGCAGAAATGCTCTTATTTTTTTGCGAATTTTTAGGAGGTAGACAAAGCAATGGCAAGTACAAGTTATAAAGCTAGGGTTATCTACAAGGAGCATAGCGAAGATGGTTTTGCAGGCTCATACAAGTTAATGGTTGCGGCTAAGTCGATTTCAGCACCAGTATTAGCACCTAACACAGTTGAAAGTACAACATTTGAAGATGATTCACAGACATTCTTAATGGGTATCAAAACATCTGACGCTAAGACTTACACAGGAAACCTTGAAAAGGCTTATTTGCAGGACTTAATCAAAGCAGAGGGTAAGCAGTTAGATATTATTCAGTTATATGGTTCTGACGGATTAGGCGCGGTTGCTAAGTACGCATTTGTCGGGCAGGTAACAGCAACACCTAATGATGTTTCTGGTACTGATTCGGTACTTGAAATGACAGTAACAGCAGTTCCTAACACTTCACCTATCGAATGCACAGACAAGCTTCAAGTTGTCGAGGGTGCTGGTGGCACATTCACAGTAACAAAGGTGGGGGAATAATAAGCCAATCGACTAAATCAAAGGCTGTGTCGATTGGTGGCACAAACGCCAAAACAGCCGACTACACATCATATCTTGATGATGTAACAGAATAATTATTTTAAAAGGTAGGTGCGGTGTAAAATCCGCACCTTTCCCTATATGGTGATAGGGTGGGAAAGGGTGAAAATTATGATGAATATTAATGTAAATGGAAAAGAATACAAAGTTGAGTTCTCTTTTGGCGCGGCAGAATGCAAAGAGATAGTGCAGAAGATGTTTAGCGTCGTAAATGGTTCTTACTTACTTGCACAGACAGATAAAAGCGTTGCACAGGCTTCTTTTGACGGTTTAGCAAATATGACAGCAGATGTGCCAGAGATTTGCATATTAGCCATTTATGCAGGTTGTATTGACAATAACCCTGTAACAATGGATGAAGCAAAGGAACTCACTAGAGCATATATTACAGAAAAGAGAAAGACAGATAAGAGTTACGGATACAGAACATTATTCGAGGAAATCAAGAAAGCGATGGAAGATGATGGTTTTTTCGAACTGAGCGGAATAACAGCGATGTTAGAGGAAATGGCGAACAATGTGGAAGAAGCGACACAGGAACAGAAGAAACCGACAGTAGTACCACAAGACCACTTAAAGAAACAGACTTCCACAAAATAATCTGGGAAGAATACTTTGTCTTAGCCAGTTCACTAGGCGTTAGTTATTCGGACTTTTTAAAAATGACACCTACAAAATTATTACTATATGCAAAAGGCAAAAAAATTGATAGACAAAATCGAGACGCAGAAATGTATAACTGGTTTTTAGTTTATGCAATTCCAGCTATTTCTTGCGGAATAGGTGCAGCATTTAATAAAGATGTACACATTGAATATCCTAAACAAGCTATTTTATCAGAAAAAACAGAAGAAAGTGAAGAAGATACATATGATAAGGAGTTACAGCTGATGTTACTCAATGAGCAAAAATGGGCGGCACAGACTGAAAAGAAAGGACTACCGCCAACAATCCTATAAAAGGGGGCTAAGGCGTGGAATTAGATTCATTAGAAGTCAAAATTACCGGTACTGCCACTAAAGCTATCAATTCTGTTGATAAACTGATAAATCAGCTTACAAGGCTGTCAACATCACTTGCAACTGTTAATGGCTCATCATTAAGCAACCTTGCAAATGGCGTTAGTCAGTTAAGTTCTGCTATGCAGAATATGAATGTAAAAACAACTGATTTCACAAGGCTTGCTAAGAATATTACAAAGATAGGTTCTGTTGATTCAGCCGCACTTGCTAACACAGCTACATCACTTGAAGCCGTTACGAAAGCGGTTGCAAGCATATCAGCCATACCACAGAACGCAACACAGGTTACAGAATTTGCAAAATCATTAGGCAAGCTAGGCAGTAAAAGTATTGAAAATGCCACAGTGAATATCCCTAAACTGGGTAATGCGCTGAATGGCTTAATGACCACATTATCAAGAGCACCTAATGTAAGTAGTAATGTCATTGCTATGACTAACGCATTGGCTAATCTTGCTAGTCAAGGTAGCAAGGTGGGTACTTCTTCAAACTCACTTCAAAAGTCGCTGTATGGCGTTTCTGCAAGTGCTAGAACAGCAACTAGAAGTAGTTGGAACTTGGCAAGTGCAATAGGTAAGTTTTATGCTACTTATTTTATGGTAATTCGTGGCAGTAAGAAACTTGTAGAAGCTATTAAATCAACGACAGATTACATCGAAGCATTCAACTATCAAGCGGTTGCGTTTGGCAAGATTGGTTCAGAATGGGATAAGGATTACGAAAAGTACGGATATGATAACGCTACGGCATACGCAGAAAGCTTTCAGAACAGAGTAAATGATACTCTTGGAAAGTTATCTGGATTGAAAGTTAATGTTCAAGGTGGCTTGCTTGAAGAAAGTGGAGCAAAAAACTTAGGACTTAACATACAAGAGATAACGCAGTATGCTTCACAGTTAGCTTCTGTTACTAATTCGTTAGGACAGACTGGTGAAGCAACAACAGCAATAACAAAGTCAATGACAATGCTTGCAGGCGATATAAGCTCACTTTTTAATGTGGACTATAAAACGGTTGCACAGAACTTACAAAGTGGCTTAATCGGTCAATCAAGGGCATTGTATAAATATGGTATTGATATTACTAACGCTACATTAGCGACATATGCTTACAACTTAGGGATATCAAAGTCTGTATCAGAGATGACACAGATGGAAAAACAGCAGTTAAGAGTGTTAGCAATACTAGACCAATCAAAAGTATCGTGGGGGGATTTAGCCAATACAATCAACTCGCCAAGTAACATGTTACGCCAGTTTAGCAACAATATGAAAGAAGTCGGAATGGTGGCAGGACAGCTGTTTATCCCAATTCTTTCAAAGGTTATGCCAGTTGTAAACGGCGTTACTATTGCAATTAAGCGACTTCTAGTGAACCTTGCAAGCCTTATGGGTGTTAAGATTGACTTTGAGAGCTTCGGACAAAGCGGTTACAAAGATACTTCTGACGGACTGGAAGATATTTCAGACGGATACCAAAATGTAGCAGATTCAGCAAAGAAAGCTACACTATCCCTTATGGGATTTGATGAAATAAATAAATTGCAGGACGATACAAGCTCAAGCAAGGGTTCAAGCGGTGGCGGCGGTAGCAGTATTGATTTGACAGATGATATTACTAAGGCAGCGGCAGAATATGAAGCGGCTTGGAATAAAGCATTTGCCAATATGGAGAATTCGGCAGTTGCTTGGGCGGATAAGATTGATAAGGCACTTGAGCCTGTTAAACAGATTTTTAAAGATTTTGCGGTTGGTGATTTCTTTAAGGCAGGGCAAGATACATCTAACCTTGTGGCAGGAATTTTTAATTGGTTTGCAAAGGCTATAGATGATGTTCCTTGGTATACAATTGGACATAATATAGGAGAGTATTTAGCTGGACTTAATTGGCTTGAAATATTTTCAAGCCTTGGCAATGTGTTATGGCAAGCCATTAAAGCAGCTATCGAATTATGGAGTGGTTCATTTACGGCAGCACCAATTGAAACGACCTTAATAACGGCTATAGCGGCATTGAAATTTACAGGCTTAGGAAGCGTTTTAAAAAAGAAACTTGTTACAGTAATAGGAACAAGTATTAAAGGTGCTTTAAAATCATTCGGAACAGGCAGTATAATATCAGGAATAGGTGGATTACTTACAACAGATATAGGTACTATTATAGGAGCAGGAACAGCAACAGAAATAGGCTTAACTATAGGTGCTGGAATAGTAGGTGGAATAGTAGCCGCTATTGCTGGATTTAATTTAGGCAATTGGCTCAATGAAAAATTAACAGGCGAGAAAATAGATATGTCAATGTTTGACCAAATAGCGTATCTTATAAAAGCACCATTTGAAGATTTACCTAGCTTTATTGACGGAGTGATAGAAACTATCACATTCGGGCATAAAGATGATATAGCAAATTGGTGGACTACAAGTGTTGCGCCGTGGTTTACTAAGGAGAAATGGGGAGAGCTGGGAGATAACATAAAAACATCTTTAAGCGAAAAATGGAATAGCTTTTCAAACTGGTGGAGCAATACAGCTATTGCTAACTGGTGGAATAATAATGTTGCACCGTGGTTTGAAAAAGAAACATGGGTTGACGCTGTTGATGGAATGAAATTAGGAATACAAGAAAAATGGGATTCAATCGTTGATTGGTGGAATAGTCTCGCAATTGTTTCTTGGTGGAGCAATGATGTGAGACCGTGGTTTACTAAGGAAAAATGGGAAAACTTGGCTGACGGAATAAAAAAAGGTATTCAAGGGAAGTGGGATGATGTTGTGAATTGGTGGGATAGCAAACCAGCACTTCAACGCATTTCTGTGGCTATCGAAGATTTTAAAGCTAAGATACAGAACGCTTGGAACAGCTTTAAGCAGTGGTGGAATGATTTAGGACTTGAATTTCCACACATTGATACACCGCACTTTAAGATTGACGGAGAGTTTAGTCTTGCACCGCCTAAAGTACCAAAAGTCAGTATTGATTGGTATGCAAACGGCGGATTCCCAGGCAAAGGGCAATTGTTTGTCGCAAATGAAGTAGGTCCTGAAATGGTTGGTACTATGGATGGAAGAACGGCGGTAGCTAACCAACAGGAAATTACACAAGGTATTGCTAATGCGGTTTATCCGGCAGTTTACAATGCTGTTAGGGCGGCTATGGCAGAAAGTAGCAATAATATCAATGTAACGCTACAAGGCGACGCAGATAAGCTATTTACAATGGTACAAGATAAAGCTAACAGCTATACAAATATGACAGGTCAAGCAGCCTTTCCGTATTGATAAGATAAAAGTATTGTGCTATTCTTTTGCTATATATAAAAAGCAAAGGGGTAACACAATATGACAGAAAAGAAAGCAAAGAAAAAAGACAGTAAACTAAGCATAGCGGCGGCAATCACAGCACTATTTATATTCACAATCCCAATAGGCTTTATATTGGCTATTGTAGATTTAATTAAAAGTAAAGGCGACAAGTCACAAAGGCACTTAGGCTCTTACTTTGCAATAGTATCGTTTGTACTATTTCTGATAGTCGCTTTTAGTAACGGAAGTGGTAACAGCAGTAACAATGCCAATGCTACGAAACAAACCATTGCAACACAGCAAGATACAGACACAGCAACGAATAATGATACAACACTTAAATACCTTAAGTATGATGTAATTACAGATAGCAATGACAGAGAAGTTCTTGTTGTTTATTTTGACTTTGCAAACAATTCAGAAGATAATACGGCTTTTGCATATAATTATGATGTTACATGCTTTCAAAACGGCAAAGAACTTGACTATCCGTTAGTTAGTTTTGACATTGACGAATACAATAATATTGCAAGAGAATTACAGACAGGTACAAATATTACAGTTGCAAGGATATATATACTAGAAGATAAAAGTAATGTTGATTTAGAAGTAACGCCATTGGGAGATGATAAAAAACTTATAAAATTAACATTAGAATTACAGTAGAGGAAATATGTATGTCAGTGAAAAAAGAACTAAACGAAATGCTAGAAGCAATAGGAGTGAAGAAGAAACAGCAACCACAAATTCAACACTCACTAAATCCTAACTTTAAAGGAGTGTACAGAGCGACAGAAAACGGCTTAGTCGAAGTATATTGTCCAAGATGTAGCAGTTGGGACTGTTCTCACACGCAGATTACGACAACTGTACCACAGAAAACTAAGACAAGATATACTGTTAATCTGAATCCCTTAAGACCTTTTACATTGGTTAATAAGAAAGAGAAGATTAAGCAACAAGGTGGAACTTATTCGCAACATAGGTTTGTGTGTAACAGATGTGGGTTGATTTTTTGGTAATATATGGTTTAAATGGAGCGTACCCACTTGTGGGGATGATTTGAGACAGATGTTTCGTGCCAAGCGGTTGGCGCGATTGATTTGCAGAAAATGTCATACACACAAGTGTGCATGAATGTTTCGTAAGATTTTCCCAAGAAGTTGGAAATTTTGCAGGAAATTGCAAAACATTTTATAGCTTTCGCCACTTGTGGCGACGATTTCTTGTAAAGCTAGGAGAGTTATCGCAGAAAGTTGCGACGATTTCCCAAAGAAGCTGGGGAAGTTTTCCACACAAATGTGGAAAGCGTTTTATATAACCGTTGCAGAAAGTTGCAACGATTCCCCAGAAGTGGGGAAAATAAAATCAGTAGAGCCGAAATCTTAGCTATATTAAATACTTAAAGCAATTAAAAAGGCTGTCAGCCCGACAACTGACAGCCAAAAGTCACAATACCGCTTAAACAAGCAGCACAGATATTATATAACACTAATTGAATTAATGCAATAGAAATATTAAGGAATGTATCAGAAATGGTGCATTCCTTTTTTGATGCCTTGAAAGGGGTGGTTTGATTGATTGACGCAGTTGTGATTGAGGGGGTTAGATTCCCAGTAGCATATAACGGCTACACATACAGCAGAAATAAGATATGGTCTAAGAACACAGGAAGAAACGATTATGGGGAAATGGTTGGCACAATCGTGGATATCAAAGACAAAGTAGAGCTTCAATTACCGCCATTAACAGGTGAACAGGCACTATTGCTTGATAATGTAGTAAGCGACATAGATAACCCATTCCCAACAGCACAAGTCTTATTCTTAGGTGGTACACAAAAGGAAATGACAATATACACAGGAGATGTGACATATCCGTATCTCACAAGAGCAAAGAATGAGGACGGACTTATAGTCGGAGCAAAATTAAGTTTAATTCAGAAATAAAGGAGAGTTCCACATGAAACTTAAAACAAGTGAGTTAATAGACAGATTTCAGAGTTTGAGCAACATATCACATGACAAGACTACAGGCAGAATTGCTATGGCTGTTATGTGTAATATCAAGGCGTTAGAAGAATTATATAAGGCAACATTACAGACTATAGAAGATACTAAGGTTAAGTATGCAGATAAGGACGACAGTGGTAATCCAGTTATCAACGATAATCAGTATCAGGTTACATCAGAGAACTTAAAGAAGTTACAGGAAGAATTGCAGGAAATCAATGAACAAGAGATTGAAGTACCTGACATGACTATGCTTCCTATGGACGCATTCGATAAATGCGAAGAAATTACACCAGCTAAATTATACTCAATCGAGTTTATGATATCACATTAATTATAAGCAATAAAGGCGGTGTAGAATGAAGATATTAGACACAGCTATGACGGATATTGTTAAGGGGAATAGTGCAAGATACTATTCCAAGTATGTTGTTGACGGAAAAGAACATACTGAAACGCTTAACAATTTCAAGTTCCAAAACATGATAAATCCCAATAATGAAATTACGATAGGTAACACTTGCAGTAGCGGTGTTACCTTTTCTATTTATATGCCAACAATAAGCCTCGAAAATAAGGAGATAACTATATTTGAGGGTGTTAAGGTTGGCACAGAAATTAAGTATATTAAGTTGGGAATATTTACAGTTACTAAACAGACAAGTGACGGAGAATACACAAGCTACGAAGCATACGACAGAATGTACAAGGCTGATATGCCTTACTTCTCGGATATGGCATTTCCTAGCACAGATAAAGCTATTCTTAATGAGATATGTGGCAAGTTAGGTATATCATTAGCAACAGATATAGTTACAGCGCACACTGTTAGCGACAAGCCACAAGGTTATACAATGCGTGAAATTATCGGCTATATGGCTATGTTGCAAGGCTGTAATGCGGTAATTAATGCTGATGGCAACCTTGAATTAAGATGGTATAAAGACAGTGGCTATGTACTTGACGGACATAAGTATTATCAACAAGGCGTTACCTTTACGACATCTAAGGATTTCATAATACAAAAACTGACTTGTAATAACACAAAATCCGGCGATAAGGAAACTAGCACGATTACCAGTGGTAGCGGTGCAACAGGACTTAGCTTTGTTAACCCATTTATGACGCAGGCAATTCTTGATGAAGTCTATAAAAAGATAGGTGGTTTTACATTTAGACCGCTTACAGTTAAGTTTGTCGGTGACTACCGACTAGAAGTTGGTGACATTATAACTGTCAACAAGGGTGGCGTTGATTACAAAGTGCCTATAATGCAGATTACGCACGAATGTGACGGCGGCTTAATGGATACCGTTACATCTATAGGTCAATCTGACACGGAGAATACAAGCGTTGCTTCTGGACCCATTACTAAGCAGATGGAGCGGTACTATGCCGACTTGATACTTGTAAATAAAGCACTTATTAATAAACTATCTGTTGATGAAGCTGATATCAGATACGCAAGCATTGAAACCTTAAAGGCTGTTAATGCTGATATCGACAATCTTAAAGCAAATAAACTGGACGCAACATATGCAGATATCATTAATGCTAATGTGGAAAGTCTTAAGGCTGTTAATGCGGACATTGCAAATCTTAAAGTAGATTATGAGAAAGTTGGCATACTTGACGCAAGTGTAGCTGATATCAAAACGTTAATATTCGGTTCAGCAACAGGAACAACAATAACAACGGATTTCTCTAATTCTGTTATTGCTGTTCTTGGAGAAGCGCAGATTAAGTCAGCAATGATTGATAGTCTTGACGCAAGCAAAATCACAGCACTTGACATTAATACTACTAATGTACTTGTTCACAGCGAAGATGGCAGGTCACAATGGGAAGACAATACAATTCAAATATCTGACAGCGAAAGAGTGCGTGTGCAGATAGGCAAAGACGCTAATTCAGATTACAACATGTATATATGGGATAAAGCTGGCAATCTTATGTTTGACGCTATCGGCTTAACTGATAAAGGCATTCAACGACAAGTTATCCGTGATGATATGGTTAAGGATAATGCTAATATTGCCGCAAGCAAGTTGAATATAGAATCGCTGTTTAATGTTATCAACAATGATGGTTCACACACGCTTAATTCAACGAAGATATATGTTGATAGTGAACAGCAAACCCTTGATAGCGTATTCAAGAGTATTCAGACAACCGTTGGCGGCAATTCTACATTATGGGGTTCGGCCATTAAGCAATCCAAAGATTTCATTGACCAAAAGCTATGGTGGACTGATATTCGTAATGGAGAATCCATCGAAAGCAAATTTAATACAGTTACAAGTACGCTTGACAGCTTCGGCGTGCAAATAGGAGATGTTTACAAGCAACTCAACGATGATTTCAAGGTATATCAGGTGACATACGAGCCGACTAAGGATAATTATCCAGCTAATGAGTGGAGTGTACCTATATATCCAAGCGATGATAGATACCCTAGTGATAGCACATGGCAATACACCGAAGCAGAATATGATAATTATGTAGGCATTATAGCGTATTGGGAAGCGCAGAACAGAGCGTGGCGTTGGATTAAAAAAATAGACGGAACGCACGGTTGGAAAGAAATATCTTCAACCGAAATCGCTTATCTTCTTAATCAAAATGCCGCGTTAAAGGTGAACCTTAATATAATCAGCTCTGAATTAAGTAAGACACAGATTGATATAAGAGATAATTATAGCACTACTGTACAAGTTAATAATGCTATTACACAGGCAGTTAGTGCAGAGAGCAATAGTATCAAGAGTGAAATTTCCACAACTTATGTAACAAAGAATACTCTTACAGACTATAGCACTACAGAAGCTATGAACAATGCTATTACACAAGCAATAACCAAGGAAAGCAATAGTATTAAGTTGGAAGTCTCTAATAATTACGCTACAAAGAAGAGCCTTGAAAGCTATGCTACATCAGCAAGCCTTGAAGCATACATTAAGAAAGACCCAGTGAGCGGCGAGCTTAAATCTGCAATTGAAGCTATAGCAGATGACATTACACTTAAAGCTAAAGGCACAATTAATATTAGTGGTAATAAGTCTGTTAATATCAATGGTAATCTGTTCACATTAACGACAACTAATACCATTATTTCAGCAGATGGAACTATAAGATGTGATAACCTGATATCGAGCAATGCGAAAATAACAGGAGGTTCTATTAATATAGAGACTGATACATCAACATATAGTGCGATTAAATTATCTTATGGAGATGCTTATTTGAAGGAATCACCATATCGTATAGAAATGTACAATCCAAATGTTAAAACACATAACAACATTGATGCACACGGTGTTAGCATTATTGGAAATGATAATGTGGTAATAAATGCTATTACAGATTTTGGCGTAGATATCAGAAAGGGGGTTCTATATGTAGATTCAGAAGCTACGGTAAGATTTGACACAGATTGTAACAATATATCTATATATCATTCATCATTGGGAAGACGATGCTATCCAGCAATGTATACACACAACCCTGTTGCATTTGATTGGGATGGAAGTGTATTAAGAATATATGTAGATGACACAGTAGTAGCTTCATGGGACTGGAGTTCAGGTACATGGAGTAGTTAGAAAGAAAGGAAAACAATATGTTAAGTATAACAAAGACAACAAATTTAAGCGGAACATCTGTGATTAACGGCCAATCAGCCATGACAATGTATGCGGCTGTACCAGAAACTGGTTCATTGACAATTAGTCAGACAATCACTAACAAGGAATTATACCTTGCAAATCAGACACAATGTGATGCTGATTATGAGAATTTCAAAGCAGAAGTTAATAAGTTGCTAAAGAATGAACAACAGATTACAAATTCAGACACAACAGCAACAGTATAAATTATCAAAGAGTGTGGGTTTAAGTCCGCACTCTTATTTTTAAGGAGGTAAATATGAGCCTAACCGGTTTTCTTTCGTACAGCCGTGTAAACTGGCAACAATCGCCAAGTAAAAGTACTCCGCTTAGTGCGGCAAACCTAAATGTAATGGACGCAGGCATTAAGAATAACAATGACATGATTAGCAATATTCGTGACGAGATTACACAATTAAACAGCAATATTGACGTTAAAAACTTTTTTTGCAAAAATATTGCAAGTATAAATGGTACTCTTGAAGGTTATGGCTATAATTATTGCTATTATAATAAATCTACCAAAACAGGGATTTTATACTTTGCTTCAAAAATTGAAACCCAAGATTCTGCACAGAATAATTTTACCGGATATTATGATGTAAAAACAGTCCTTAAAAATATGGGTATTAGCTTTAATAAAGTATTGGAAAGCAATTATACTCCTTATGATGCCACAGGTGTAGTTCGAGCAAAGTTGATAGGCTATGGAACAACATTATTATATAGCTCTGCAAGTCAACATTATTCCTTTGCAAGATACTATACGAAAGATGGTAATAAAGGAGTATGGGCTACAAGCGAATTCCAAAAGGGTGATTATATTATAGGCTCGCTTATATTTAGCTAAGCTTCGAATACTTCCGTTAGTAATTGCACCGTCGTATTTAATATTATTGCTGTTTAGCCGCGGAATGAGAATAAGACGCAAGGTATTGACAAAAATTACAGAAGAAGATGTAAGGCATTTTTATTGAACATGACAAACTGCAAGAAGCAATTTGCAAGGTTGGCAGTGCCGCATAACATTAACAATATAATATTCGCAATCAAGCACCTTAGTGGAAACACTGGGGTGCTTTTTTGATACACATTTTTCTAGGTTTAGGAGGTAATTTATGAGTAAATTATTCGGAATTGACACATCAAGATGGCAGGGAGATTTTGATTTCAAAGCTGCAAAGGATAATGAGGGCGTGGATTTTGCAATCATCAAGGCAGGCGGTGCTGATGATGGTTTATATGAAGATAGAGAGTTTGAGAACAGCTATAATAAGTTGAAAAGCGCAGGCATCCACAAGGGAGCATATTTCTTCGGTAACGCATTAAGCAATGACGAAGCTGTAAATGAAGCCAGATACTTTGCACAGCTCTTAGCAGGCAAATCATTCTGCTATCCAGTATTCTATGATGTTGAAGCAGGCATGGTTACTGGCAATGACCTTACGGACATTATTATGGCATTCCTTGATGAAATGAGAAACGCAGGATATAAGAATGTGGGCTTATACTCATATGAGAACTGCATTAACAATTATGTAGACATTTCAAGAGTAAAAGAAGCTGGTTATGCCGTTTGGGTAGCAAAGTATTCAGATACAGAACCTAAAATTGCTGTTGATTATGATATATGGCAGTTTGGCGGCGGCGTTAATTATCTTAGAGACACACAGATTAACGGACAGACAGTAGACCAGAATTACTGCTACACTGATTATTGCACAGACCATGTTGTCGAAGAAGTAACAGTGCCGGATTATCAGCCAGTACCAGACACTAAGTACCATAAGGGCGACACAGTTAAGGTACTCAACGCAGTTCAGTATGATAACGGCGAGTCATTCAGTACTTACTATGATGAGTACAGTGTTTTATCAGTTAGTGGCAGAAGAGTTGTTATCGGAATTGACGGAGTAATTACCGCCGCTATTGATGAAGATAACATCAGTCTTATTAAGTGCGTATATGACAGCGATATTAACACAGATACAGTAAGCCGCGGTGATGGCAAAAAAGTCAGAGTACTTGATAACATTGATTATGACGGCAATAGATTTGGCGTATATTATGATGAGTATGATGTGATTGAAGAGAACGGAGACAGAATTGTTATAGGTATCGGTACAACAATCACAGCCGCTGTCAATATTGCTAATCTTGAGTTTATCGGCGGTGCAAGTTCTGATGATACACCTACAGATATTCCATTCAGCGAAGACATTGGAGAGGGTAGCACAGTGAGATTTGTTGGTAATACTGATTATGACGGTACACCTATTAAGGCTTGGTTTGATGAATACACAGTATCAGAAAAAAGCGGAGACAGAGTTGTACTTGTGCATGACGGAGAATTATTCGCGGCGGTCAATGTAGCTGATTGTGAATTAGTCTAGCCTTAATAAAAATACCGAGAGTGTAATGCTCCCGGTAATATTTTAATTATTCAAATCTATCATAACAGCTATAACAGCAGGAATGGTTGTTATTGTTCCGTTTGTTTTCTTAAATTCCATACCACCCTCAAGAAGTGTTCCGTACACTGTCACATTATCACCAACAAGCAAATTATAATCTAAATCATCTCTATAATATGTCAAAACAACAGTGTCATCATTATTGCCATCAACAGCTAAATAATAGCAAGCAATATATTGACTGGATTCTTCACCGTTATGCACATTTCCGTCTTTATCTTCAACTTCTCCGTCATATTTTAACTCTGCTACAATATTGCCTGTCAACTTTAATTCTTTATCAATATACTTATTAGGTGTACGCTTGAGCATTTCAACAGTTATATCATCAGGATATACACTCTTGTCTCTTGATAATAATGTTTCTTGTTCTGTCTGGACTTCACTGGCACTTTCAGCATTACTATCAGAAGCACCATTCTGACACGCTACAAGGCTCAATAAGCACATAGCAAGTGCGATACATATAATTCTCTTTTTCATAGATAAATCCCCCTAAATTTAATTTTACTAATCATATCACAATATACATAATTTGTCGAATACTGTCGAAACTTGCGATATTTTCAAGTTGATTTTTATATTATAAGTATTTATAATAATAATTGCCCGAGAGAGTTCGGGCGAAATCTTCAAGTTTTGGCTAGGTGGCACTGTTTGATTGGCGTTGGCAGTGTCACCGCTGAAAACTGTTAATCTACTGGGGGTAGGTTGACATACAAGAACAGATGTTCTATAATAACACCATCGCTACCAGTGTTATATCGTGCAATAAGGGGGATATATGGAGAATGAGGAATACAGGCAAAAGATTATCGGATTAATAGATAATTGTAGCAATAACAATTTTTTAAAATTTGTATATGAATTAATTTTATCTTTTAAAAAGAAATGGGGCGTTTAACGCCCCTCTTTCTCATACCAATAGGCTATATTGTCAAATATGGTTTGTTGATGTTCTTTATTGAGTTTTATTAGTTTCTTAACACTATCCAACAATTCTTTATCTGACATTAAGTCGGGAATGATATCAGCATTATCAGTAGATAAATTATTTTCCCACCCCATTAAATATGATGGAGAAATATCAAGAATCTGTGCAACAATCTGAATTTTATCGCTTGGAATATTTGTTACAACATTATTTTCGTACTTATACAATGTCTGTTTAGAAACGCCCATCTTTTCAGCTAATTCTACTTGCGACATTTTAATAAGCTCTCTTTGCTCCTTAATTCTGTCTCCAACAGTTTTAATCATTAGTGCTTCCTCCTTTCCTATCGGTAACTTAATTATAGCACAAAAAAGTTACAAGTCAAGAAAAAAATAACTTGACAAGTTACTTTTGTGATGTATAATAAGGGTAACTTCAAAAGTTACGAAGTTAGAAAGGAGATGAGAAGATGGTTGATACAAATAAGCTTCGTGGGATTATTGCTGAAAACGGAAAAACACAGACAGAAGTTGCACAAATGATAGGTGTAACACCCAAGACTTTCTATTTACGAATGCACAAGGGCGTTTTTGGCAGCAATGAGATTCAGATTATGATTGATAATTTGAATATTGAAAATCCTATGGAGATTTTTTTTGCAAAGAAAGTAACTTTATAAGTTACCGCAAGGCACATAAGAATTAGAATTTTTGATATTGATGCAATAGAAAAGTGATGGTAGCGGTAAATAGTTGCAAACTTTTATTCAAACATCATTAGTTCTTTTTGACAGGGATAGCGTCCTGTTCGTATCAAGTGTGAATTACCTACCGATTGGCAGTTTTGTCTTTAGCATATTTATTTAATTCTATTGATATAGAAATAAGAGCGTACAGGGTGCAGAAGTCTACGCCACAGAAGTATGAGCCAACCGCTGATACGCACAATGCTATGACAGTATCCATACAATCTCCTTTCGGAAAGTGTCTACCATCACCTTTCTATTGTATCAATAAATATAAAGTTCTACAAGTTGCAACAGATAGGAATGAGCAGAATTGCTCAAATGCGCCTTAAAAGGAATATATCACACATTATTTAGAAAGGAATGTTTATGGAACTACAGATTTTTAGCAATTCAGAGTTCGGAGAAATCCGAACTATTACTAAAGATAATGAACCTATGTTTTGCTTGGCTGATGTATGCAAGGCGTTAGAGCTTAGCAATCCATCAATGATTAAGTCAAGACTTAATGAAAAGGGTATAAGTAATATTGATACCCTTACGACAGGTGGAAAACAGAAGTTACTTTATGTTAATGAAAGCAACCTTTACAAGACAATCTTTCAGAGCCGTAAAGAAAGTGCAGAGAGATTTACTGACTGGGTAACATCAGAAGTTCTTCCGTCAATCAGAAAAACAGGAAGTTACAGTAAGCCTTTGACAACATCTGAACAGATTAGATTATTGGCACAGGGCAACACAGAACTCACAGAGAGAGTTGATAAGGTTGAAGATAAGATAATCAGTATCGAAGAAGAGACTCCGCTTTACGGCTGTGAGATTGAAGAAGTGCAGAAACATGTTAGAAAGAAAGGAATTGAAGTACTTGGCGGGAAGGACAGCAATGCGTACAAAGACGGTGGTATTCGCGGTTCAGTATATTCTGATATATACAAGCAGTTAAAACGCGAATTCGGGTGCGTGGCGACATACAAGAGTATCAAAAGAAAATACTTGGCTGATGTACATGAATTCATCGACACCTATTTGTTGCCAATAGCACTTGCCGAGGTGGTACATGATACAAACATGTAGGAGAAGATATGAAAGAAAAGATAATTAACATATCCGCAACACTGGCAGGAATCAGCCTTATAGCGTTGATTCTAAGACCGGTACAGCCGCAAGCTAAGATTAATCAGCAGAGTGCAGTGTTAAGTGAATGCTACAACTCACATGTTGATTATAAGGTTGAAACTGGAGAGATAAGTGTTGATGAATATGAGTTGTCACTTATGGCACATTTACTGATGGGTGAATGCGGAGCGACATGCAACGATGATGAAATGCTATATCTTGCAGGAGCTGTTGTTTTGAATCGGGTACAAAGTGAGTATTTCCCTAACAGCATTGAAGAAGTTATTTATCAGCTAGGGCAATATCAATGTACAGAACTTATAAACAGTGGATTCTATAAAGAACCAACAGAAAGGTGTTGGAGAATAGCAGAAGAATTATTAATAAGCGGATATGACATACCTAGCAATGTGTTGTATCAAGCTGAATTTAAACAAGGTAGCGGCGTTTATAAGAAAGTGCAGAACATGTACTTTTGCTACAAGTAAGGAGTGTTTATGGAAGCAAGGATAAGAGAAGAAATGTTCAACTTGGGTATTCTATCCAATAAAAGAGGTTACATCTACATAATTGAAGCTGTTAAACGGTTCAATTCTTCTATAACAATGGAAGAAATTTACAATAACATTGCTAGTACAGTAGGCAAGTCAAGATGTGCTGTTGAAAGGTCAATTAGAACAGCAATTAAATCAGCTAACCATGATTTATCAGCATGGAAGAATTATGACTGCCTCACAACAAGAGAATTTATTACAACAATGTATTACAGATGCAAGGAGAATGCCAATGAGTAACATAAAAAGAATCATTAAGTTGAATAGAAACAGGCAGAGAGCCATAAGAGAAAAGGATTTTAGAAAATTCTATACTTTCAGCTGCAAAATCCATTTGATTGAAAGAATGGATAAAGTACCAATAGGAAGTTACATATTAAAGTAAGGAGAGAAAGAAATGGAAAATGCAATTAATAACAACAATATCACATTAATAGGAGTAGTCGAGAAAGAAGCAGAATACTCACATGAAGTATTTGGCGAGGGATATTACATATTCATGATTAAGTGTTTAAGAACAAGTGGCAACGAAGATGTGCTGCCAGTGATGATATCAGATAGACTTACTGATATTAGAGAAATCAAGGTAGGACAGGCTGTCGCGGTTTTAGGACAGATAAGAAGCTTCAACAAGCATACCGAAAATATGAAGAGCAAGCTGATTCTAACGGTTTTTGCAAGAGAATTTGAAGTGCTGACACAGGATTCAGAAGAATTACCATTTGAAGATAATATCAATATGGTTACACTTGACGCTTATATCTGTAAGCCGCCTATATACAGATGTACTCCAAAGGGCAGAGAGATTGCAGATATCTTAGTAGCGGTAAACAGACCATATGGCAAGTCAGATTACATACCATGTATAGCATGGGGAAGAAATGCAAGATTTGTAGGTGGACTTGAAACAGGGGAACATATCCAGATCCAGGGTAGATTCCAGAGCAGGGAATACGCTAAGAAGATAAGCGACAATGAAGTTGAGACACGAACTGCTTACGAAGTATCAGTAAGCAGAATTGATTACGCAGAGGAGGGTGAAGCTGATGTGTAGTGATATTACAGTTAGAGAGTTAGCAGGTATGGCTCCTGATGAAGATGCGATGTGTCAGATATGGACACCGCAATACGGAACAATCTTTGATAGTTCGTTTAATGAAGCTAAAAATTGTCCATATGCAAATAGCGCAGTTGACAGCTTTCAGATTGAAGATGGTGTATTCATTATGAATATATAAATAAGGAAAGGATATGTTTATGGAAAGAGCAGTTTTAAAAAAAGTAGTGCTTGAAAACTTTATGTGCTATGTACACGCAGAGTTTGATTTTTTTAAGATTACCAAAATTATGGCAGAAAACGGAGAGGGAAAGTCTACAATAGGTTCTTGCATTACCTGGGTGCTTTTTAACTGTGATATAGACTTAAAGGATAATCCAGTTGTAAGAAGAGAAGTTGACGGAGTATCCGTTGATGATATGGACACTTACGGAGAACTTACTTTTGATGTTGGCGGAAAAGAAATCACTATGAAGAAAGTGCAGAAGAGAACTTATAGCAAGGATGGCAGCAGTTACAAGGATGATAACAAGTATTTCATTAATGATGTTCCTAAGACATTAAAGGACTTCAACGCATATCTTGACATTGATATGAGCGTATTCAAGATGTGCAGTAACATCAACGCATTTCTTAATCAGAAGCCGGCTGAAATGAGAGAATACTTATTCAGTCTTATTGAGAATGTGACAGACCTTGATATAGCACATTCTAAGGCTGAATTAGCGGAGTTAGTACCACTGTTAGAGAAGTATTCGGCAGAAGAATTATCTGCTATGAATAAGGCTACCAAGACCAAGATTACAAAGGATTTACCTATCTTTGACGGACAGATTAAGGAAAAGGAAAGAGATATTCAGATTAAGCAGGGCACAGATGTATCTGACCTTGAATTGCTTAGGAACAGCCTTAAAGAGAAGATTACTGATTGCATTGCAAAGCAGACTGACAATGACAAGCTGTTAGCTGAATACGACAAGGCTAGTGCAGATATTCTTGATTTGAAATTCAAGCAGGGAGATTTATCACGCAAGGCGAATGAGGAGAATATCAAGGCTATGGGAGAGATTGGGGATAAGATTACTGACAAGAAGCTTCTTATCAGGCAGACAGTAAAGACTATTGCCGATACCGAAAGCTGTATTGCTAGTTCAGAAAAGGTTATTGAGAGCATTAAGTCTTACCTACAGACAGAGCGTGATAAGTGGAAAGAAGAAAACGAGCGCAAGTTTGACGATTCAAGCCTTATCTGTCCTTATTGCGGTAATGAATATAAGGAAGATAAGAAAGAACAGTTAAAGGCTGATTTTGCAAAACATAAGGCTGATAACTTAAAGACAATTACTGACAATGGCAATATGTACAAGGAAAGACTTGATAAGGAAAAAGCTACGCTTGAAAGCCTTAAAGCAGAGTTGCCACAGCACAAGGAAAGCCTTGAAATGTTGAATACAGCCATTGCAGACCTTGAAAAACAGTTATCCGAACTTCCACAGGAAATTGATGTGGCGGCCACAGAAGAGTACAAGGCACTTGAACAGCAGATAGCCGAAAAGGAACAGGCTATGCACAAGGCTAACGATATTTCAACAGTCAAGGCTGAATTAAAGGCACAGGAAACAGCTTTAAGGCAGCAGTTGTCAGAGTGTGAGCAAAAGATAGCTGAAAGTAACACAGAAAAAGACGAACAGCGACTTGAAGAATTAAGGGCAGAACAGCGTACACAGGAACAGAATAAGACTAATGCTGAAAAAATCCTTGATTTGCTTGATGAACTGGACAAGGCAAAGAACGAAACATTGTCTGACCGCATTAACAGCCACTTCTCATTAGTTAAGTGGAAGTTGTTTGAACTGAATAAGTCTGGCGGTTACAAGTCGGTTTGCATACCTACAGTTAACGGAAAATCAATTCTTACAACTATGAGCAACAAAGGCAACAGGATTTTAGGCAGAGTTGATATTTGCAATTCTATTCAGAAGATTAGCGGTATGTCAGTACCTATTATCTTAGACGATAGTGAGAGCCTTGACAGCACCAATCAGAAGAAAGTTGCTGAAATGGTTGATAGTCAGTTGATTATGCTGATTGTTGATGACAGTGAGAAGTTAGAGGTTGTGGAGGGATAATATGCAGGGCGAAGACACATATGTACTTACAGTAAGCGATGAAGAAGCAGAAGTTATCAAACAGTTTGTATCAGCAATGGAGAGAGTTACTATTGGCGTAGATAATGATGATATTTGGGATATTATGGAAACCATCGCAAACAAACGGACTTCTGGTAGCGTAACAGGCATAATGATTATGTATGAAGAAAGCGAGGAATAATATGAATGATAGATATATCGTAGAGCGTGAATTTGAACACGCAGGATATAAATGTGTCGTGGTATTTACACACATGGGACATAGATGCGGATATGTCGGGATTCCAAAGAATCATCCATTATACGGAAAGGATTACAGCGATTACCTTGAAATCAAGAAAGCTGATGTCGGAGACAGAGAAGTAAGTGGGATTCTTCCTTTGCTTGGTGCTTGGCTAGATGAAGATGAAAGAATCCGCATTGAAGCATATTTTCAGTGTCACGGCGGCATTACATATGCAGGTGGTGGAGAACATTCAAGCTATCCAATCGAAAGTGATTTGTGGTGGTTCGGATTTGATTGCGGACACGCAGGAGATAAGTCGGATTTGGATTATGCGATACAGAAGTTTCCAAGCCGTAGAAAAGAGTATGAACTACAAAAAATGGTTGAAAGTAAATATCCGATTGATGATGTTATCCGCACCGAAGAATATGTTGCGGAAGAGTGTAAGAGGTTAGCAGAGCAGCTAAAAGAGTTTGAATAGAAAGCGAGGGCTAATTATGGCATACAAAGCGTTTAATCCAGATTTTACTTGCAGAGGCAAGCAGTACAAAGAAAACACAACATATGAAGAAAATGGAAATGAGATATGCGAAGCTGGTGTGATACATTATTGTGAAAATCCATTTGATGTACTGGACTATTACCCTCTTGTAAACGAGAATGGCGAGATTTCAGAATTTGCAGAAGTTGAGCCGCTGGGAAAAGTTTTTAAAAGAGAAAACAAATGTGCAACTAATAAGCTTCGCATTAAAGCCAAGTTGGGCTTAAAAGGTTTTATTAAGGCTTGTATAGATTTTACTCTGGAGAAAACGAAGATTGAGGAAATTGAAGATGGCATAGAAAATGACAATGGCAATAATTACGCAAAGATAGGTTCAAGCGGAGATTCCGCACAGATAGGTTCAAGCGGAGATTACGCAAAGATAGGTTCAAGCGGAAATTCCGCACAGATAGGTTCAAGCGGAAATTCCGCACAGATAGGTTCAAGCGGAAATTCCGCACA